GAATTTTTCAAGGTGCTATAGAAATAGAGGACAAAGTTATTTATGGTTTTGACCCTAACATCATAATATAAAGCGGGGAACAAAAAGAGATAGGATGGATATGATGGATCGGATATCTGCCTACCGGGAACTGATTCGGAAAAATATTGATTACGAGAACTACCCGCCGATCTATAACAAGCAGGAAGTGGATGAACTGATCGATCTGATTGTAGAAACCCTAATGCTGCCGCCGGATGCAGGAACAATTCGGATTGGAGGAAAGGAACGTCCTGTTCCGATTGTAAAAAGCATGTTCCTGAAGCTGGATAAAGATCACATCTGTTATATCCTGAAGTGCCTGCACAATACGGAAAAGAAAAAAGAGTAAAAATGGCCGTATCAAAAAAACAGCCAGCGAAAAAAAGGCAGAAAAAGAAAAGCAGCTTGTGGATCATATCGTTGATTGCTGTTATTTTGCTGATTCTTGTTGGAGTCGTATTTTTGGTACTGCCAAAATTTCGAAAAGAAGCTGCACCGGAAAAACCGGAAACGATCAAGGTGGAAGCTGCAGAGAAAAGCTATGCTGCCGGAAGTCGGCTTTCAGAAAAAAATTTCCGCGTATACGGAATATCCGGGAAACAGAAACAGCTTCTGGATGCAGATACATACAGCGTGTCACCGGCTAAAGTGCCGGCACATGGTCACAGTGTTACCGTAGAGGTTTCCTCCAAGGCATATCCGGACATCAAGGCAGAGATCACAGTGCTTATTGACCGTGATGAAAGTGTCCGGTACAAAATTGGCAGGGAAAATCCAGATGATGTGGAAGCCGTCCTGTATTCCAACGGGGATCTGGAAATAACCGGAAAAGGAAGCGTCCGGAATTTCAAATCAGATTCTGCGCCGTGGAAGAAAGATTCCGTTCAACGGCTGACCTGGATTGATCCGGAGGCTGAAGTGGAGAGCATGGACTACTGGTTTACAGGAAATGACGAATACCTGGAAACATTGTGCCGCATTCCGGACACAGTGAGAAGCATGGTGGAAACATTCAAAAATGCCACAGCGATGACCAGTATGCCGGATATGTCTGGTGCGGTCCGGCTGGAAGATATTACATCCTGCGCAGAAGGGTGTACTGCACTGGAAAAGGCCATGGAACTTCCGGGGAATATAAAACAGGCAAAAAAAGCATTTTACGGTGATACGGCGCTGATCGATGGAGCCGATACAACAGCCTGTATGCAGTTGGAGAACATGGATTCTATGTATTACGGCTGTGTGGCCCTGGCATCTGTCCAGATTCCGGACAGTGCGAAGGAACTCTCGAATATCTGCAATGGCTGCGTCAACCTGAAAGAAGTGCATATCCCATCAGCTGCACAGAAAATGAACAGCAGTTTTTTCGGATGTACCGCACTGGAATCCATAACCGGTGAAATCCCATCTTCCTGTACGGATAGCGGGAACCTGTTTTCCGGCTGTAAGTTCCTGAGTGGAACACTTACCGTTTTCTGTACATCCAGGACAACCCTTTCAAGCTCGTTTTCGGACGTTGCAACGGCTGGAACAGGATTAACGATCATTTTACGGTACGATGCAGAAAAATCGCAGGAAACGGCAAATACGGGCTTCTACGGGGGAACAAAAAGTGCGGATGAAATCCTGAACGCATTAAAGGCATCTATGGAAGCCGCATTCAGCAGCGGAAGCCATATTACAATAACAACAAATGCAAATAAAACAGAGGGGTGATTAGAATGTAATAAAAATGCAATATGAAAAATAGCAAAAGACTCTTGTAATTACGGAATTGGAAAGGTAATATGATAATATGATCCAAAGAAATAAAAAAGGGGGAGAAACCATATGGACATGAAAGAGCTTCGAAAAAATGCAGAAAAAGTAATAGCAGAACGTTTTCCGAATTTCAATTTTTCCACACTGGACTGGGGAGAGCTTGATCCATTCTATCTGGAGCATCCGGAAGAAATACCGATTGAGCATGAGTTTGTTGGCTACCGGCAGGATGGTGATGTAGCGGAAGATTACCAGGGAAATCTGTATCTGATTCTTTGTGATCCAGGAATCCACCCGATCGGAAGTGTATGCATGGAACAGTCCGAACTGGACGACGCCATAAAACTCGGAAAACGGGAAGATTATACCGGGGAACTTCTGGAAGAAATTCCGGAGTAAAAAGTGAAATAATAAAACAAGGAATCCCGTGTCAAACGTTGACATGGAATTCAAACAGAAAAATCGGTGTCAATGTTTGACACGGACGGAGGAAAAAGTATGAGAAAAAGAATCGCAATGGTACTTCTTGGCCTGAGCCTGGCAGTAGGTACACCGGCCGCAACAAATATGTTCCCAGCAGTTTCTGCCCAGACAGTACAGGCAGCTGGAAAAACCGGATGGACGCAGGAGTCCGGAACCTGGTATTTTTATAAAGACGGTGTAAAACAGACCGGATGGCAGACCTGGGACGGAAAAAAATATTATCTGAATGCAGACGGAACCATGAAAGCAAATGAGTGGATGATTGATACGGATGGATCGGTTTACTACTTCCGCAGCTGGGGTGGAGCTTACCTGAACTGCAAGGCAAGAATCAACGGCAGAAGCTATACATTCGGTGCAGACAGTAAGGTACAGGGTTCCCAGTGGGTTGTAAAAGGTGGAAAATGGTATCTGGTAAAAGACGGAAAAATTGCAACGGGCTGGCAGACCTGGGATGGAAATAAATACTACATGAATAGTGATGGAAGTATGCGCTCCAATGAGTGGAGACTGGATGATACAGGGAAAATCCGCTATCTGTGCAGCTGGGGCGGCGCATATAAGAACAGATCTGCCAAAATCAACGGACGCTCCTACACTTTTGATGGTAATGCTAATGTAACCAACATGCAGTGGATCGTGATGGATGGACAGTGGAAACTGGCAAAAGATGGAAAAATTGCAACGGGCTGGCAGACCTGGGACAATAACCGTTACTATCTGAACGCAGACGGAACCATGAAAGCAAATGAATCTTTCACGGACGGGGGAAAAACCTATTTCTTCTGCAGCTGGGGCGGAGCTTATAAAAACTGCTGGCAGACCTGGAACGGAAAAAAATATTACCTGCATGATAACGGTGCAGCCTATCAGAATGAGTGGCTGAAAACCGGAGGAAAATGGTACTGGTTCCAGGCAGACAGCACCATGGCAGTGAACACAAGCTTTACATACAAAGATAACCTGTATTTTGTGGACGGAAACGGAGTTATGCTTTCCGGATGCTGGAAAGAAGAAAACGGAGCAAAATACTATATCCGGAGCTGGGGCGGAGCCTGCAAGGATATGCAGATGAAAATTTCCGGAAAGACATATTATTTCCGATCAGACTGCAAGATGGTAACGGACCAGACGGTAAACGGAAATTACTACGGAAAAGACGGTGCGCTTACAACAAAACCGGAAGCGAAACCAACAGAGACACCAAAGCCAACGGAAACACCAAAACCAACGGAGACACCGAAACCGACGGAGACACCAAAACCAACGGAAACGCCAAAGCCGACAGAGACACCGAAACCAACGGAAACGCCAAAGCCAACAGAAACACCAGCAGAAACCGTTTATGCAACAAGTGTAACAATTACACCAAACAGTAATCTGGAATTGACCGAAGTTGGACAGACGCTGCAGCTGACTGCAACCGTATATCCGGAAAATGCAACCAACAAAGCAGTAAAATGGACTTCGGATGATCCGGAAGTAGCAAGTGTAGATGAAAATGGACTTGTAACCGTTCATAAAAAAAATGGTATGCAAAAAGTTACAATTTATGCATCTGCAGAAGGTGTAGAACCGAATCAAGGATCTGTAAGTAGATATGTTGAAGTAAAAATTAATATCCCATATACCAACGAAGAGGCTCTTGGAATGACCGTTTACGATCAGGAAGTTTCCAGAAAGATTTTCGACCTGGTAAATGAAGAACGTGTCAAAGAAGGACATGCAGCTATGATTTGGGATGAAAAACATTGTTATCCGAGAAGCGTTGCCGCTGCCGGATACCATATCATGAGATCAATCACACAGCCAGGATATGGAACTTCCGATAATCTGGCCCTGCATGGTGGCAGACAGAACGGCTGCGGCGGTGGTCTGTCATATACAGATTCCGATGATCTTGCCCGCCAGATCTTCAACCTTTGGATGTCCTCTCCAGGTCATAAAGCAAACCAGATGGATGATTATAATGCATATGGAGCAATCGCTGTAATGTATGGACAACCGCAGGAGTATAACGGAAGAAAAATTGTGAATTTCTCAGCTGTATTCTCATTTGCAAATCAGGATCTTGACTTTCCAGCTACTTGGGAGAATCAAGATATGGGAATGGGCGAAGTCCTTGGTATGACAGAGAACGATTATAATTTGATCACAAACTACTTTATCCGATAAAAAAAGAATCCCCTCTCGTAGACGAATTACGAGAGGGGATTTGTATGTCGAAGAGGTAGTAAAATAGTCGATGGTATGTTATACTGAATCTAATCAGGTCAGAACGTGATAGGGATAGTCAGGTGGTTGTCTTTTCTGGAAACAGAAAGGGGGTAATGCCAATGAATACAATGGAAGTGTTGACGCTTTTATTGGTTGTCTTAGAGGCATTGTCCCACATAGATAACCATCGCAAGTAGAAAGAAGGCTATTCCCTACCGCAAATAGGGGATAGCCTATGTCTCTTGTTGCTCTTTGTAATAATTTAGATTATTTCAGAAAGGCAACCACCGACACTGGTATATCCTTGATTGCTTCTGATTTGATTATAAGCTGCCGGACGAAAAAAGTCAAGCAGTACGGGGGATGCGCAGAACTTTGTGCATCCCTTTTTTAGAAAAAAGGCAGTTATAAAAATGTCATCTTTTTTGAAAAAATGTCATATCTTTTGAAAAAATGTCATGTTTTTTGAGAAAATGTCATGTTTTTCAAAAAAATGTCATATTGCACGTCACAGAAAGGTATGCTATGTTATACTTGCAAAAGAAGGAAAACAGAAGGGACAGCAGGTAGGACAAAAAAATCTTTCAATTGCTCGTGTCAATGATTGACACGGAAAAAAGAAAAATGGGCTTTCATGCATCAGAACATGGTTTTCATGGGCTGGTGTATTTTTTATGCCCATTTTTAGGGGGTGACGCCGTTGCACGGAAAAAGTGGCAACAAAAAGTAAAAAAGGAGAGAGAGGAAAAATGAAAACAAAAGTAATACACGCATTCCTATGGATTCTGGTTTGTATGGTGCTTGGTATTACCTGTTATCAGTGCCGTGATTTAAGGGGTTATGTGATTCTGTCAGGTTCTATGGAACCTGTGATTCCCACAGGATCAGTGGCAGTTGTGGATTCATCGAAGAGGGATGTACGTCCAGGAAATATTGCTACGTTTGAGAGGCACGGGGATCTGGTGACTCACCGGATTTTGTCAAAAACAGAAGAGGGATACCAGACAAAAGGGGATGCAAACACAGATCCGGATTCCGGAACCATTCCGGCAGAAAACATTCGCGGAACATATCTGTTCTGCATTCCATATTTGGGCTACGGATTCATGTGGGCTAAAAACCACATGTTTTTAACCGTAGGTTTTCTGGCGCTGTTTATGCTTCTGGTTTTCTATTTTCCGGAGAAAAGACCTGAACCAAAGGAACGGGAACAGGTAAAAAAAACAAAAAGAAAAAAAGGAGAATTACGATTATGACAAAGAAAAAAGTAGCAGCATTTTTTACAGCAGCAGCACTATGCGGCGCACTGGCCGTTGGATCATCCATGGCATATCTGACAGATCATGATTCTGTAACCAACAAATTTTCTGTAGGTAAAGTAGACATCGTTGGCCATGAGCCGAACTACACACCGGATAATGATGGAAAAACCAACAATATCGTTCCGACCCAGGTAATCAAAAAAGACCCGCAGATCGAAAATGTTGGAAAAAATGATGCTTATGTATATCTGGATGTTTCTATCCCGATTGCAAAGGTGATTACTGTTAATGCTGCAGGTAACCGTTTGAATGGAGGCGTTGCAAAAGATACAGAGCTGTTCTCCATGAACAATGTTTCTAAGAAATGGACTCTGATGTACAACAAGCGTGTGGGAGATAATATGGTTTACACCTACAGCTATAACGAAATACTTGCACCGGGAAAAACAACAGATCCACTATTGACAAAAAGATGAGCTTTAAAGCGTAAGAAAAAGCTTTTCACCATCCCATCTACAATCACGGATCACAGATCGAGCGATTTCATTTTTCTCTTTGGCGCTAAACCCATCTAAATTATTGATGAATTTTGCAATTTCGATTGCTGTAGCTTGCGAATTGCGTTCTTTTGCCGCGGCCTGATGAATTTTCATTTCGGCGTGTGAAGCTTCCCGCTTTAATGCAGCCAATTCGGCATCTAAGCGTTCTATTTCTTCTATGATATATTTCGATGCAGTAGAGTTTTCGGCCAATGCTAAAGAAGCAGCCAATTTCCCAATTTTGGACTCGACAGACGATATACGAGAAGAAATAAAACTCAAATTAGGGATCTCGGAAGGAGATTCGGTCTTGACAAATTGATGAATACTATCTGGATCCAATGCAATCTTTCGAAAAATTCCCAAAACCTTTTCGTCTATTAAATCACATTTGATTTGATTCATATCACAAGCCTCTGAACCTTCATCCTTACGCTTTCGACAGTAATACCACGAAGAGCAGGTTCCATCAACTTTTTTTCGCCTGGAAACGGGCATTAAACTTCCACATTTGTTGCAACGAAGAATTCCTCTTAGAAGCGGAACGGGCCATTTTGCGTCCTTACAAAAAGTATTTTGTTTAAAGCGCTCTTGAACAGCGAGCCATTTTTCTGCTGGAATAAATGGTTTTTGAAGTCCAAGACAAATAGTCCAGTTTTCAGGCGGCTGGACAAGATGTTTTTGGCTTTTGTCGGAAAAACGACCATAAATTAAAACGCCGGTTGAGCCATCCCATTTTTCACGAGGAGATGCGGAATCCATAATACAACCTTTGGCCGCATAGTAGTCATAAACTTCTGGAGTTGCTTCAACGCAATATGGCATGGTTAATATGTTATGTAAATGAGCTTTTGAAAAGAATTTTCCGGTAAGAGTGCGTATACCTTGATGCCTAAAGCGTGTTACCATTGCATTAAGGCTGCCATGAGAAGAAAGAAAATCATCAAAGATCTGCGTTACGTAACGTACGCCATCTGGATCTAATTCAAGAGCAGAATGTTTTTTATCGCCGATAACGATATGTTTTATGGAATAGCCTAGTGGTGCCTGCCCGCCCATCCAATATCCTTTCTTGGCCAGACCTCGCATGTTATCAGCAACTCTGGTGGCAGTTGTTTCACGCTCCATTTGGGCAAAGACAACAGTAACATACATCATAGCGCGGCCGATCGGCGTCGTTGTGTCGATATTTTCTTTGATTGAAATGAACATGACATTATGTTCTTCCAACATTGCGTAAATATTTGAAAAATCACGAACATTTCTGGAAAGACGGTCCAACTGGTACACAACTAAAACATCGCAGAATCCTTCTTCGATATAGCTCAACATACGCTGCAGATCGGGACGGGATGTATTGGCACCTGTGAAATCTTCATCAGAAAATTCTTGCCAGGATTCTATCTTGCCTGAAAATTTTTGTTCGCAGTATTCCCGGGACATCCGGAACTGGTTGTCAATAGAATCTGATTTGTCAGAGTAAACAGATTTACGTCCGTAGTTAAAAAATCTCATAATTCCATACCTCCGTATCATAATCATGTAAATACATAGTAAAAAGAGTACAAAAAAACACCAGAACAAATATTCTGATTGTTTGGCGTCCCGGAAAATGGTATTATGTAGATGTTATGGATTATCCATTTTCCGGATGATCGATTGCCGCTCTGGTGTTGGCGCACCGGGGCGGCTTTTTATTTTAGACTTTAATTGTGTTTAGATTTTAGCCGTGAAAATCCTTCCACACTTATTGCAATGAAATTTTTGTTTCTTCGCAGACTTGGTATTAACAAGTGTAAATGGATGTAATGGATTCAGGTTGACACTTGTTCTTGTTTTTTCTCCAATCTGTGTAACATCTGTGCTTCCACAGAGCAGTCCAGGACATTTAATTTTCTTTGCCATAACTATTCTTTCCTTTCGAAGTAATATGATAAAGAGTGAGCAAGTGATTATAAATTATTTTATAAGGGTTTTAATACTGACAATCCCCCAAAAAGATCAGCTGGCTTTTTCCCGCATTTTTAGACTTATTCGATATTGTTCAGCGTCTGGTATGTCAATGAATTCTACTGTTTTATCAAAATTCTTTTTTACAACATCTTTTATTTCATCTAATGTAACGTGGAAAAATTCTCTGCGTGTATTTACCATATTGAGTTTTCTATCTTCAAAAGCCCGATGCAGAGCGGCCTCTAAAGCCGGCGCATTATCAGAAAAAATCATGGCGTGTACATCAAAATTAAATGGAACAGAAGCATCACCGAGTTCATCCACACGATCTTGCGGATCGAGACGGCGAGTCATACCGATTTTATATACGTCTGGGCCAAATGCACCAATATTGGAAATTATGTATACATAGCCAGCCTTCTGATTGGCCTCTCGATAATCAATGTCTTTCATTGCTTTATCAATGTCTTGCAGCTGATTTTCTAATTCGGCTTTCTTTGCCAAAAGAGCAGGGTCAATAGGGGACTGCTCTAACTGCTTTAAAATGTGCTCATAAGCGGTCTGGTAATGTGTTTGCTCCTTTTCAATTTTCTTTTTCTGATTTTCGATTTCTTTTTGGAGTCTTGCAGCTTCGCGCAGTTCTTCACGAGCAGCTTTTTGAGCTTCCTTTTCATCTTGTTTTTTTTGCTGATATTCAAAGGCAAGACGAAGTTCTTCAACCTTTAATTTTAAATAGGCAGGCTGTATGGAAATGTTCATGATGGTACCAAGTTTAGAAATTGTTTCGGCAGATTTGTGAATCCTATTTAATGATGCATCGTAATTTGTATATTTTACTTTCGCAATTAATTCATCACATTCTGTATTAAATGCACGGAGCAGGAGCTTTTGTGTATCATTTACCATTTTCTTTCCTTGGCTCAGGCTACCGTTAACCTGCCAGTTTGTGTTTCCGGAAACTGCCTTTTTATCTTTTATAAGTGCTTTTTGCTGCGCACGTATTTCGGCAAGTCTCTCTCTGTAGTCAAGTGCATTTGCAAAGTCATAATGAGGACGATATAAACCGAAATCCTGAACGAGAGCTTCGTCATCCAAATCAACAATTTTCTTTTCTTTTGATTTTATTTCTTCATCCAATTGTTTAATTTCAGAAATACGACGAGAAAGATCAGTTTCCATATCCTTTATATTTCCTTCGATGGATAATTTTTTTAATGTCAATTCATCAATCAGTTTATGCAATTCCTGCACATTTTTCATTTCCGGAGTAAGCAGAGATTGAGCTTGCGCCAGATTATTTTTTAAATTCCCGTTTTCTTGTGTAAGTTCAGTGTTTTGTGCCAATATCTCTACGATTTGAAGGTTAAGCTTATGCTCTTTTGCTGAATGGATGATAGCCAATACAATTCCAGCCAATTGTAAAATAAAAAGAAATGGAAATGCCAATGATAGTGGCCAGATTGCAAAAAGAATGCTGATTAACCAGATATTGAGATACCATGGAGCCTTAGTGGTCATTAAAAGTTCCCCCTGTCTTTTTTTATCTTGCGTTTGTGTTACATGCTTAATACATTCATAGTGCATCACCTCTTGATATGGTTGAATATAAAATCCCATAATCATACGCTTAAGATACAGGAAAATTACACTTTCACAGCTACGTTTAATTAAATCTTAAATTTTGAGCAACTTCTGCAATGTCTGCAATATTTTCTCCTGGACAATAAGCGCTGATCCTAAGTGTTACGTCCATTTCCATGCGACCGCGTTCGGTCACATCTTGAACGATTTCTTCGACCGAGAAGCTAAAATCCCAGCCCTGCTCCAGCAGAGAACAAAAATCATGCATAAAATCTTGCTGGCATATTCCAACAAAGTTGCGATCGAGATCGTACAGCGAAATTTTTCTGCTATCGGAATCGAATTCAAACCAAAGATGGTCGCAACATTCAAGAGCCAAAAGAGCACTTTTCTGGACGCAGTCACATGGTATCAACTCTTTGAAAAAAGTTTTCATTATCTTCTTCCTCTGAAAAGAATATTTTTGAGCAGTATGCAAATAATATCAACATGAAAATATTAATAGCAGATATCATTTACAGTAAAAAATTATCGTATCGTCAAGTGTCGTTGTTGACCGGAATACCGAAGTCTACAATAAACGATCTATGCAATGGCAAGATGCCACGGCTTGACGTCCTGGAACAGCTCGCGAAAGGGCTGCATGTAAGAATCCAGGACTTGTATGATAGTCCGTACAAATAAGTGTCCGGGATTTCGGACAAATTCCAAAAAATACTAATTTTTGCCCCTCAGATCCGTATTATTTACAAACGGAAGAATGTTCGAGAAAAATATTGAAATCGAACAAATGTTCATATATAATAAAACCAGATCGGAGGGATGTACATATGGAATACAAAAAACTTATAATCGAAATGCTCGATCATGCGAACGCGAAACAATTAAGGCTGATTTACATCCATGTAAGAGCATTATTAAGGCTGAGATGACTCAGCCTTTTTTTATTTGGATAGAATCAAGGAACTTTTCCAAAACATTCCATCCATTCTCATCTAATGCAGCCAGGCCAGAGATTAGGCGGCGTTTAAAAGAATCCTCTTCGCTCGATAACAAATTTCCGATAAAATCTTCAATTTGCTCATCTTTGGACAATTCAATAAACATATCCCCTTCGCCGGTGCGGAGCCACCTCTCGTTTACATTGTGTTGCGTAACGATCGATAAAATCATTCTGTCAGATAAAGAATTAATTCCGCTTTCTATTCGACTGATAGCGGCTTTAGTAACACCAACGGTTTCACCAAAAGCCTCTTGACTTAAGCCGAGAACAGTACGCAGCTGTTTTAAACGTTCGTTCAATGCTGTACCTCCTTCCTTTGATTGCTATCATAACATAAAAAGTAAACTTAATCAACTAGAAAATAAAAAATAGGTTGACAAAATAAACTTAATATACTAAGATGTAAATGTAATCAACGAAGAAAGGAGAAAACAACATGTCAGAAAAAGAAAAAGAAATTATTGAAAAGCTCGCAGAAAAACTTCCATATATGACAGAACGAGAAAAAGGCTACTTGGAAGGTACGATCAATACAGCTGCAGCGATGAGTGAGAGTCAGAAAGCAGGCAACCTCGATGGAAAAGATGCTGGGAAGGGATGAGAAGATGAAGGTAAATTACGGATCATACATAAGGAAGCAGGCGATGAAAAATCTGCTATCACAGTATTGTCCAACATTAATAGATACAATAGCACTTATTGCCTTAACCAAGTATATCATGAGAATTTCTCATAAATTCGATGATGAAATTTTGGATTTAGGGTCTGATACAGAAGGGCATCTGATCTGTCAGGAAGTAGATCAGATGTCGCGAGAGGAGGTGAAAGAAAATAATACCAATTAATGTCGTTATAGGGTCAATAGGAGCAGTACTTATGATTTTGGCAATTATTCTTCAAATTATATGTGGATATCGTAATTACGCATGGGTTATTTTTCTTGTCATTGGGGAAATCTTAGCGACATTTTGCTGGGTGCCACTACTTTTGCGTTATTGTACTGTTTAAAACTCTTTTGACAACAAACGAATACATTTTTCGTATTTTTTATCAGTGTCTTTGGTAGCACCCTGGCTAAGAACGTCGCTTGTTAGAGGGAAAAGTCAACAGTGATAGGCGAAAGCACGAACGCTTCACGATAACAGAGAGGGGGTGAGAACATGAATAGATTTGACTTGTTAAAACAAGTGGATATTAGTTTGGCTGCGCGCTTGATTGTTGAATTGGGGAATATGTTTCAGGACAATTCCGAAGCATTAGAAGAACATTTATCTGACGAAGTAACAGAAGAAGAGCTACATCAGATTAACGATGCAGCTCAAAAAGAGGGAAAATCACCGTTGGTCTTTATCTCGTAGACAGTAATAACAGCCGTTTCCACTGGGAACTCCCAACATTTTCGACAAAATCAAACATGACATATAAGAATTTTCCATACGAATATGTTCGGGCTTAATTTCATCGATTTGGCATTCGGCTGTTTCGTTGTCTAAGTCATGAATTTCACCAGTGTTGATATTAAGCAGATAGCGTTTACCGTTAAAAGGCGTTTGAAATCGGCGCATAATAACATCTCCTTTCTTTCGTACTCGGGCATGGCAGTGCTCTGTATAACCAGAATAGGAGTAAAGCTGTGGAAAGTCAATAGAAAGTGCCGAAACGGCCAGCAATGGCCGTCATGCAAGGGGTGACTGCCTTGTATCTGATGATGGCAGGTCAGAGTCAAAAGCTGCTCTATAAATTAAGGAGGTAAACTGGTTATGAAGCCGAAGAGAGAAATCCAAGTCGAAGTTGTATTCACACCAGGATACGAGAAACGGTTCACCGAAGCTTGCTTAAAACAGCTTGGAAAAGATGCAGTGAAAAGGGTTATGCTGCAGAATGGTGAAGGAGAAGAAGATGAAAAGAAAGTTGGATAGAGTAGCTGTGGCTATGGGCATTGCTGGAGTAGTAACCTATGCATATGGTGTGGATCAGAGTATGTGGAGCCGGGCGGCTCTGGGAGCTGGCATTGTTGTCTTTGGTTTTGCGGTCAAAGAAATTGGAAGTTACACAGCAGAATGCCAGAAGGAGCAGGAAAAATGGGAATCTGAGCGCCGGGACGCAGTGTTTGCGGCGTGGATCCGGAACGGATCACTGAAAGGATAAGGAAACGTAGAATGAAAAAAGAGAGATTGACGGTAAAGAATCCAGATGGAACATACCGTATCTGGATGGATCGCGCCGGAACATTCCGGCTTGAGGCTCAGATGAATTCTATTTTTGCGTATGGCGATCTGGTCAACAAGCTGGGTCGGTATGAGGATCAGGACGAAGAAAAACATAAAAAATAGCTCCTGCCCAAAAGCAGGAGCCCATAGCCGGATGGCATACTTATTTCGACAAGATAAATATACCACCCGGCTGTAAAAATGTCAAACCGGGAGGGGAAACCCGCCTGTATTTTTAACAAAAAATCGGGATATAAAAGGGCAGAGACAAGCCCTTTTCGGACTCGATAAAGATATTAAAGATAGGACAGACAGATGGGAACAAAGCGGGAAGAATACAGGCTTCGTGGGGGAGACATTCTCGAGATAAGAGAGTTCCACGATGGCCGATATGGAGCGCCGGGACAGCGGCGGGAGAAAAAGAAAAAGCCGACAGAGGAGCAGATGCGGCAGGCAAACGAGAGAGAGAAGATCCGGAGATGCCAGCTGCGGATGATGACGTACTTCCATAAGGGCGACTGTCTTGCAACGCTGACATACCGGCAGGACAAGAGGCCACCCAATATGAAAGAGGCATTGAAAGATTTTCAAAAGACAATCCGAAAAGTGCGGAAGGAATATCAAAAACGGGGATATGAATTGTTCTGGATCCGGAATATTGAGCGGGGAACAAAGGGAGCCTGGCATATCCACATTGTTCTTAACGAGGTTGGGGATACAGCCAGTATTTTACAGCAGGTATGGGGAAAAGGCGGTGTCTGGTCGTGTGAAATCAAAAACAGTCAGTTTTACAGCGAAGATTTTTACCAGATCGCCAGCTATCTGACCAAGAGCGAACACCGGATCGAACATAAATCGAACGGGGACGCTGCGAAGCCGCGGTTAAAAGAAACGAGCTATAACACATCAAGGAATATGCCGCTGCCGGAGCCGAAAATTCAGAAACTTGTCCGCTGGCAGGAGGAGGCAAAGCCCCGCAAAGGGTATTACATAGCAAAGATTTATGAGGGATATAACCCGGTAACCGGATACAAATACAGACAGTATACGATGATCCGTCTGGAGAGGAGGCGAACAGACTATGATGGCGACCGACGTTTACGTCGAGACAAGCATAAGCGCACCGCAGGAAAAAAAGCGTAAGTGGGGTTATGTGCTGGAAGCTCCGGGAGGGAGAACAGTATACCAACTGGGTGAGATGACTGGCACAATGCATGGAATTACGCTGCAGGTTCTGATCAAAGCACTTCGCCGGTATCAAAAGCCGAGCCGGATCACGATTCATGCAGCGGATGAGTGGGTTTTGCAGATGCTACTGCGTCAGCTCTCTGCGTGGGAGCAGAATGGATTCACCAATGCAAAAGGGGAGTCGATCAAATACCGGAGTGGCTGGGAGCAGCTGGCAAATTTAATCAAAATACATACAATCACGATCGCTCCGGGACGGCACGCGTACAGTGCCTGGCTGCAGAGCGAGATGGAGAAAATGGAAAGAGGGAAATAGGATGTTTGAGAGATTTGGGGAAATGAATTCCTTCCAGGAAATCAATGAACTGGCGGAGAATTTGTTCAATGAAGGAGATATTGGAAGCTTGAAGGCAATGGCTGCGGAGAATGGAATCCCGGCGGATTTCGTGGAGATGTTCTGCAGCGGCGACCTTCCGGCGTTATGCGATGCAACGACAGCAGCACTTGGCAAGATTGAGGTCGAGGCAGCGGAGGTGAAACCGAAAGAAATCATGGAAGACTGGACAGAGTATCTGAAAAGCCAGTGCATGGAAAATGAGCTGATGGCGTACAGCGTCAGAAAAAAGGGGAAATCGCTGAAAGGATGCATTGCCGCACTGCTGAAATGGTCATTTGGGAACCAGATTCCAGTCGAAAAGGAGATTTTGAAAGCCGCCGGTGTGACAGCGGGAAGAGTGACGCTGGGGATTCCGGGGATGGGAACTGCGAAGCGGATCATCCGGGAATATTACTTGGGAAAGTAGGCGGAGCAGATGAAGAAAAAAGCAATTGAAAAAATCCCGTATATCGGATTGAAAAAAACAAGCAGAAAAAAAGATGTGAAATATGTCGGGGTTGCCGAAACAAAGATCATCGGCGGAGCAGAACATCTGCTTATAGAGGTGTACAAAAATGAGAAAAATGAAAAAGATATACCGGAAGTACGCATTGCTCTCAATAAGAATGATTTTGGAACGTACTTCCCGAAAACAGGCGAGTGGAACAGAAAAAAGATAATGCCGAATGGCGGCTATTGCAGGACAATCTGGGAAAAAACAGGTGAGGGAAACGACTGGAGAGAACAGGAAAAAATAAACATTTTGCAGAATGAGGAAGATTTGGGAAAAATTCGGGATTTTTGCAAAAAGAAAATTTACAGCGAAAAACACTGGTGGGAATATATCCACAAATACCAGGACGATATTACGGTGAGAGAGCGAAGAAAAACAGCAGACAGAAAATACCAGAGAAGAGCGGAAGCACTGCAGGATCGGATCAACCATACGAAAGAATTGCCGGAACAAAGAATCCTGGACTGGGCGAACAAGACCTGCTTTGGAAAACTGCATTATTTGTATTACAAAAAACACGGAAGCTGGGTACAGATCGCCTGCAGCAAATGCGGAGGAGTGACAGATGCCAGATGGAAGAGCGGGATTTCCTATGAGAGTCAGTTCCAGAGGATGGTAAAGGAGCCAAAAGAAGGAAAATATGGGAAATGCCCGATGTGTGGAACACTTGGGGAGTATAAATGCCAGGGGAAGGTAAAAGGAACATACAGAAAGCAGGCATATTATTTTCTGGGACAGAGATATAAAGAAAATGGAATCGTACTGCGTTACATCGAAGTAGAAAAAAGATGGGAACTGGAGTTGACTGCCGGAGAAAAAGGAACGGAAATGCAAGGCGCATGCGAAGAACTGTCAGGGATAGAAATAGCAAGGGCATATCTGAAACCAGGGGAAAAAGTTCAGATTGACTATCAAAAACACAGCTGGTACGAAGGGAAAGATTACTGGGATGACTGCAATCTTGCAGGACTATCAAACATCGCAATAGGTGAAGGGAAGATCCTGCCGGAAACCTATCGGGAAATGCAGGATACAGCATTCCGGTACAGCGGTCTGGAAGAATATGCCGATAAAGGGGGAAAAGTAAACCCGATTGATTATCTGGAAAGATACCAGCAGATTCCGCAGCTTGAGATACTGTCAAAGATGGGCCTGACAGAAATTGTAAGGAGAATAACCAGAGGGGAATGCGGAGTGATAGAGGATCAGAATGCAAAACGCCTGGATGATTTCCTGGGTATCCAGAGAGAAAGAACGGATCAGCTTATACGGACAGGTGGGAACGGGAAATTGCTGGATGCGATGAAGACGGAAAAAAGACTGGATCAGCATTGGACAGAAAAGCAGGTGGAGCAGATGGCCGAAACGGGGTTGAGAACTGACAGTGCTGGAATTGCCCTCAGATACATGACTGTGCAAAAAATGTTAAACCGAATTGCGAAGTATGCCGGATGCGAATATGGAACAAAGTGCAGCACGGCAATCAACGAGATTCGGAGAACAGCGATTACTTACACAGACTATCTGAGAATGAGGGAAGAAAGGGGCTATGATTTACACAACAGTGTATATCAGCAGCCAAGAGAACTTCAGACCGCCCACGACCAGATGGTTGCGGAAATCAACCAGGAAAAAGTCGAGAAACGACTGAAAGAAGTGAAAGAAAAATATCCGGAGATCAGGGAGCAGTACAGAAAACTGAGAAAAGAATTTTTCTATGAGGATGATACATACCTGATCCGGCCGGCAAGATCCGCAGAAGAAATTGTGACAGAAGGAAGGATCCTGCATCACTGCGTAGGAGGAAATAATTATCTGACGAAACACAATGAAGGGACAAGTTATATCCTGATGCTGCGCTTCCAGGAAGAACCGGAAACGCCGTACATCACAGTAGAAATCAGTGCTGCAGGCAAAAACATCCTGCAGTGGTATGGAGCTTATGACAAAAAGCCAGACGAAAATCACATGAGAGAATGGCTGAAAGAATACCTGCGGAAATTGAAAGATGGAACGCTGGCGGAAACAGAAAAAATCACGATCAAAACAGCATAGGAGGAAGAGATGGAAGAGTATACACAATTAACCCTGGATGATTGGCTGGAAATGAAAGAAAACCTGAAACAGGATCTGATCGGAGTACAGGAGAGCTTTGTGCGGATCGGTTACACACTGCGGACGATCGAGGAGCAGGAACTGTACAAGAGAGATGGATACGAAACGATAACGGAATTTGCCAAAGCGGAATATGGACTGAGCGCTTCGACAATTTCCAGATTCATAAACATCAACCGGAAATTCAGCGTGGCAGGATATTCGGACCGTCTGAGGCCGGAGTTTGCCCAGATCGGAAGCAGCAAGCTTTCCGAAATGCTTTCCCTGCCGGACGGCGACCTGGAGATGGTCCGGCCAGAACTGCCAAAAGAGGATATCCGGGAGCTGAAACGATTCAACAAGGCAGAGCCGGAACCAGAAAAAGCAGACTCGTTGGAAAAGCTGGTGCTGAAATTCCTGGAAACCAATCGGGAAATTGCGAAAGAACTGGAAGAGAGCGAGGCGTATGCGGCCGGAGAAGTCGAGAAGATGGCGGAAATCGTCAATCCATCCGGGACCAAAACGTTCCGGATGGGCCTGTTCTTCATGGCCATGTACGAGAACGACATCCAGATTAAACAGTTTGGCCAGACACCGCGAAAGATGAGCTGGGCAGAATTTTTCCAGATTGCCAGAAAAATACTGGAAAGCCAGGAATGGCAGGCAGAAGAGGTGGAAGGGACAGAAGAACGGGAAGAAGCTCAAAAAAGCAGGGAAAGTGTGGAACAGGAAAGAAAACAGGAAAAAGCATCTGAAGGGATGAATGAGATCCGAGGAGAAGAAAAAGCACCTGGAAAACCGTCCGAAAACAGAATTGCGCCGGCGCAATTAAAAACGCCGGAAAAGCCTGTAAATACAGAAGCGGAGCCGGTTTTGGAAACAAAAAAGAATGAGAGAAAAGAGGCGGGAACGGAAGAGACCGTTTCAAAAGCAGAAACCGGTATTCCGGAAGCAACAGAGGGCGATATGGAGCAGCTGCCAGGGCAGATGAACATGCCAGAGGACTATCCGGGAACAGAAAGTATCGAAGTGGTCGGAAAGGCAATGCCGAGAAAAGATTATTTTGATACCCTTACCGCCTGGGGACTGTCAGTGTATCTTTCAAAATATCTTCCGGCGGATGTTTTGAAAGATCAGAAGAGATTGTATCAGTGGATACAGAAGCCAGTTGACGAAAGGGGATATGAATTTTGAGCAGGAACAAGGAAGTGCGAATGCATAAAGGAAAAGAAGGAGCAGCGATCCAGGAAGAAGTATACCGTTATGTTGCGAAGTATATCATGGAGCATGTATATGCACCAAGCTATAAAGAAATTGCGGATGCATTGAGTATATCGGTGTCAACAGCGAAAAAACATATTAATGAACTCATAGATGAAGAAATTTTGGAATCAGATGCGGAAGTGAGAGAACAGAGAGCATTTCGAATCCGTGATACAAGAATAGTAAAGAGGAGAAAAAGCGATGAATAAAGTTATATTGATGGGAAGATTAACCAGAGATCCGGATGTCAGATACTCTTCAGGAGATGGCTCTACGGCGGTAGCCCGTTACACACTGGCTGTTGACCGCAGATTCCACAGAGACGGCGATGCAACAGCAGATTTTATCGGTTGTGTAGCATTTGGACGCCAGGCAGAATTTGCAGAGAAATATCTGCGTCAGGGAACGAAGATCGCCATCACCGGTCGGATCCAAACCGGAAGCTATACGAACCGTGAAGGCAGGAAGGTTTACACAACCGATGTGGTTGTGGAAGAGCAGGAGTTTGCAGAGGGTAAGAACGCGGAACGTCCGCGGGAGCAGGGCACAACACCACAGGCAAATACGGACGGTTTCATGACTATCCCGGATGGCGTTGATGAAGATATTCCATTTATGTAAGCAGGAGGAGCAAAGAGAATGTTATTTCCGAAACCAACAAAGAAAAAGAAGAGAAGAAAGCACAGAGAGAGCTTATTGCAGAACAAGGAGAGTAGAATCTGTTATCTCTGCGCAAGAGAGGGAGATAATAATTGGAAGCCGGTACTGGAGGAGCACCACATCTTCGGCGGTCCCAACAGACACTTATCAGAAGAATACGGATTGAAAGTCTATATCTGCCCGGAATGCCACCGGACATCTGCGAGAGCAGTGCATCAGGATCCGGCGGGAGCAGCCAACCAATATCTGCAGGCGGAAGGACAGAGGGTGTTTGAAGAGAATTATCCGGAATTAAACTTTCGAGAGATCTTCGGCCGGAATTACTTGTGAGAGATGGAATATGAGAAAAATACCGGAAGAGATGGAGAGAATGATTCTGGAGGCGTTGCAACGGGGTGAAATGTATAAAACGATTGTGGACAGAACAGGGGTATCGGAAACTACGATCGGAAGAGTTGCGAGAGAAAACGGAATCTGCAGAATAAAAAGAAACATTGAGAAAGTGAAAGATGATTATCCACAAGAACTGCTGGATGAATGGGATAGAGTAAGACTTGAGATCTTACGGAAAGGATAGGGTATGAGAGAAATTATTGAAATATTGCTTGCCTGCGCAGCCATGGTTGGCGCGGCCGCTTGGTTATTGAACAGACCGCCGCGGCCATCAGATCCAGAAGAAGACGAGGAGCAGGAGCGGTATCTTACAGAATGGAATCATAAGCATGGAAAGGGGAGAAAGCAATGAGCGGCTATTGCAGATGGTGGGAGGAGTAAGATGCGAGCAATTGCAAAAACGCTCATGATAATTTTGGCAGTAGTAGAAGTGTATTTGGGTTTAAAAAGAACAGTGACGATTGAAGATCGTGACGGAAATAAGACGTACATCCCGTCAAAAGAAGATCAGATCTTAGGAATGCTGGATTTTATTCTGGCAATGCTGATGATTCAAAATACTATGATCTTGTGAAAAAGTAAATGACAGCTAATATGAAAATACACAGGGAGGTGAAACCGATGGAGCAGTACAAAGAAGAGAATGACAGAAAAAAAGCATATTTAAAAAGATACCATGCGGCAGAATTGGCAGAAAAAGAGATTCGGGAAGAGATCGATGATCTGCGGATGAATAAAATGTTTCCGGCGCTGATCCAAGACGGGATGCCGCATGGGAGCAGTTGCATGGATCTTTCAGAGTATGCCGCACAGCTTGATGAGCTGCTGACAGAGTTGAAAGATCAGATGGAGCAGCGGATCAGAATCCGGCGAGAAATCACGCAGAGGATTGAGGCAATGCAGGATGAAACGGAAAAAACAGTTCTGCGAATGTATTACATAAATTGGATGAAATGGAAAGAAATTGCTGATAGGCTGGGCTATGATGTTCGAAACGTGACAAGAATCCATGGACGGGCATTGCAAAATTTCAAAATATAAAATGTCCTAGAATGTCCTATTGCACCTATGCTATAGTGTAAGAGCCAGAGAATGGATAAGGGATCAACATTTCCTACACTTTCTTGCAAAAACTCCTCAGGTGTATTTTGATCAGTGACCAGGCATCACAACCTGGCCACTGAATAAGGTCGGCATCAACCCTGGCAGAGCCAAATGATGTACGGTGCTGGGCGTGCACACCCTGCGCCTATTGGAACATAGCTCAAGGAGAGCGCAGAGACGCCGGCACGAGGCGCAGGTTCGAGTCCTGCCGTTCCAACTCTCCATTGACTGGAGAATTATCCCCCATATACTTTCAAAACAAAAAGAGCCAGGGTAGCTAATCCTGGCTCTTTTTGTTTCTTACTGAAATTTTTTAATCAAAACATAGAACAGACATACTAAAACAAAACTGAACAGTTTTGGCGGACATTTTGCGATTCGATGCTGTATGTACGCGGATACATCAATTCCGTATAGACTAATCAACAGTAAGAAAAAATCGATGTTAAGCACCACCTTAATTAGATCCTCCATGAATCTTCCCTCCTTTCCGATTTCATTGCCGGACTTACGATGAATGAGTATTCAAGAGCCCGGAGAGGAGGGGGTGATGCTTATTAGAGTGTAACGTTGGGAAGAAATTTGGATCATAATTAAGGTGGTGCTTAACTATTGTGTACGCCGATCAACATTGCATTGACCGGCTTCTGCCGTGATAAAAGCATACACATTGCCTCCTTTTCTTTTTTACGCTACAAATGTAATTATAGCAAGAAAATAAATAAAAACAATACAGAACATAATTTCTATAGAGAGGCGGTGAGCTGGATGGCGAAGGGGAAATATGAATATTGGCTGACGCCGGAGGGCTTGCTGCAGCTTGAAGGGTGGGCCAGAGATGGGCTGACGGATGAACAGATTGCCGGAAATATGGGAATTCGAAGAGAAACATTGTATGCGTGGTGTAAAAAGTATTCTAACATTTCTAACACCCTAAAAAAGGGAAAAGAAGTTGTTGACCGTCAGGTAGAGAATGCATTGTTGAAAAGAGCCTTGGGCTATCACTACGATGAGGTCACAATGGAAAACGGCATCGAAACAAAGCGAGTGACGAAAGAAGTCATCCCAGACACAACGGCGCAGATCTTCTGGCTGAAGAACCGGCGGCCGGATAAATGGAGAGATAAACAGGATTTGCAGGTATCCGGAGCACTGGAGACAGAACAGAGCAAGCTGGATGATCTGATCCGGCAGATGCGAGGTGATGGATAGTGAGCAGTGAGCGTTTAGTACTGTCGGACAAGTACAAGGCGTTCCTTCAGTGCGATGCTCCGGCGGAGTTTCTGGAAGGAACGACCGCGGCCGGAAAAACGACGGTTGGGCTGTTCAAATTCATCCTCAAGGTAGCCGAGTCAAAGAAAAAGCTGCATATTTTGGCAGCGGATGATACTGGCGCGGCCGAGAAGAATATCATCCAGAAGGATCTTGGAATCCTTGATGACTTCGGACCACTGGTGGAGTACAAAGGCAATGGATCCGGCGAGTACAAAATTCCGCATATCCTGCTCCATGCATACGGCGGCGATAAAATTATCTTTGTTGTCGGCTATGGAAACAAAAGAAAATGGAAAGATGCTCTGGGCGGTCAGTATGGCTGCCTGTACATCGATGAGGTCAACACTGCAGACATCGATTTCGTGCGTGAATCGTCCATGCGATGTGATTATCTGATGGCAACACTTAACCCGGATGATCCGACGCTTCCAGTGTACAAAGAGTACATAAACTGCAGCCGCCCGCTTCCAGAGTGGGAGCAGGACACACCACAGGAAATTAAAAATGAGTTAAAAGAAGAACCAAAACCCGGCTGGGTTCATTGGTTCTTTTCTTTTGACGATAATGCCGGTCTTCCGGAAGAAAAGAAGCGCCAGATCATCCAGAACACGCCGAAAGGCACGAAAATATGGAAAAATAAGATTCAAGGTTTGCGAGGAAAAGCAACCGGTCTGGTATTCAGCAATTTCAATCGGAGCCATCATGTGAAGACAAAGGAATGGGCCAAACAGTTCATCCAGAGTACAGGAAATCAGCCCAAGAAGCCAGAATTTTTCATGTACTTTTCAGCGGCGGTCGATACGGCCTACTCGCAGAAATCTCCGGACACGATTGCAATGTCCTTCCTGGGCATCACGAACAAGGGAAAATGCATTGTCCTGGATGAGAAGGTGTACAACAACGCTGAGATCGGGGTGCCTCTTGCTCCGTCTGACACGGTGCAGAATCTGATTGACTTTCTGGATCGGAACCGGAAAGAATGGGGACTGTCAAGAAATGCGTTCCTGGACAACGCCGATCAGGCAACCATGCAGGAGTGGAACAAATACAAGCGCCGGAATGGATGCGTGTACACGTTGAATGATGCATGGAAGAAAATGGAGATCATAGACCGTATCAATGCACAGCTGGGCTGGATGGCCTATGATGAGCAGGCAGGGATAGAACCCTGCTTTTTTGTATTAGATCATTGCACCAACTACATTGGAGAACTGGAAACCTACAGCTGGCAGGAAGAAAAAGATAATACGCCGGAAGACGGCCATGACCACATGGTAAACTCCGTGCAGTACGGTTGGATCCCGTATCAGGATAAAATTTATAGAGCAAAAAGAGGTAAGGAATGAACAGAGTGCAGAGTTTTATCGCCCGGTTGTTTCGGATTATACCGGCGAGCGAAAAAAGAATAACGATCATAGAGCCGCATTCCTTCCGGGAGAATGTGATCCGGAACAAGATCTGGTATCACGGAGACAGTGCGGAACTGGAGCAGTTCTTTCAGAAAACAGCAAAGTGGGATGTGGAGAAGGCGCGGTTCTGGGCCGCACATGCATCCGGAAGCGTCCGGAAGATTCACAGCGGCATTGTACAGATGGTCATTGACCGGTATAGAGACATTGTTCTTGCGGATCTCGATGGTGTCGAATTTGACAACGAGGATCTGGATACTGTGTGGGCGGATCTGTACAAAAAAAGCAAGCTCAACGATGTACTGGGAGAAGCGATCAGCGGCGTGCTGGCATCCGGAGACGGAGCCTTCAAGATTACGGCTGATCAGTGTAGCAAATATCCGATCATTGAATTTTACGATGCGGAGGATGTGGACTACGTATATGAGCATGCGACACTGAAAGAAGTAAAATTCTATACCAGTTACTGGCAGAATGAAAAAGAATTCCGCCTGGAAGAGACGTATGGTTTTGGATATGTGTTGTACAAGCTGTATGACGATGCCGGGAAAGAGATGCCGCTGCAGATGTTCCCGGAAACGGCGCATCTGATCGACTTTGGAATTTCTGGTGATCTGATGCTGGCGGTGCCGATGAAATTCCTGAATTCCACGAAATATAAGAAGCAGAAGCGAGGAAAAGCACTGTTCGAGGGAAAGACAGATGTTCTGGATGGACTGGATGAGGTAATCAGTCAGTGGATCGATGCTATTCGCATGGGAAGAATCAAGCGATATATTCCGGACAATCTGATTCCGAGAGATCAGACCACAGGGGAGCTTCTGCCGGCAAACCCATTTGACAATGATTTTATTGCAATCGGCGACAATATGAGCGAGAAAGCCAACCAGCAGGTGGAAATTTCTCAGCCGCAGATTTCTTATGAGGCATACGTAAGTAGTTACAGCAGTTTTCTTGACATGGTTCTGCAGGGCGTAATGTCTCCTGCAACGTTGGGCATTGATCTGAAAAAAACAGATAATGCAGAAGCGCAGAGGGAAAAAGAGAAGGTTACGCTGCATGTACGAAATAAGATCGTTGATTCCCTGAACGAGGTCCTTCCGGAACTGTTCGGGCGGATTCTGCAGTGCTGTGATCTTATGCAGGGGAAAGATCCTGGAGAATACGAGGTAATGGTTAAGTTTGGAGAATATGCATCCCCGGACTTTGATACCACAGTGGACACAGTCGGTAAAGCCAAGCAATACGGAATCATGAGTCTGGAAACGTCGGTGGATCAGTTGTATGGAGATACCTGGACCGATGATCAGAAACAAGAAGAGGTGCAGCGCCTGAAAGAAGAGCAGGGCATTGCGGTAGTAGAGGTGCCAGATATCAGGATGGATGCCGGTGATTTTCATGTCAACGAAGGAGGAGCAGATGAAAGTAAAGGTAAACAATAGGATGTACCGGATGAACCGAAAGGAGTACCAGGGCCTTCTTAAAGTTGCAGCGGAGCAGGTTCCTTTTGGCGTGTATGCAGTAGAAAAAAATGATTATGCGGAACTCAGATGTGATCGGTGTGAAAGCATGACAAAACTGAAAGAGATGATCCGTGCTTATAAACAGCAGGGATATCGGGTGCATGCAAATGGCAAAGAAAAATCTTGATTATGACATCGGAGCTGCCTTCGAGGCGATAGAAAATGAGCTGATGGCATCCATGATCCGTAATATGCAGCGTCATAAGGTGGAAGAGGTCGATGAAGATAAGCAGTGGACCATGTGGCAGACAGAGATGTTGAAATCTCTGGAGCAGTACAAGAAAAAGAATCAGGCAAAGTATAGCCAGAAATTCAAGGATATCAATGCACAGATCGAAGCACTGATCCGCGCGGCAAAGGATGAGGGAGAGATGGATCAGGAGATCCAGATCCTGAAAGCGATTCAAAAAGGCTTTCAGGCCAAGAAGATGAAGGCGGGTGCTGCAGCTGAGTTCTTCCGGGTTAATGACCGGAAACTGGATGCGCTGATCGAAGCAACGATGCAGGATATGCAGAAGGCAGAAACAGCCATCCTGAGGATGACCAATGATCAGTATCGAAAAATTATTTACAATGCGCAGGTATATGCCAATACGGGAGCAGGGACCTATGAGAAGGCCGTAGACATGGCTACCAGGGATTTTCTATCAGCTGGCATAAATTGTATCGAATACAGTAACGGAGCGCGCCACACGCTGGCAGATTACGCAGATATGGCGATCCGGACGACAAGCAAGCGGGCGTACTTGCAAGGGGAGGGACAGAAGCGGCAGGAATGGGGCGTTGATACCGTCATCATGAATAAACGTGGAAATCCGTGCCCGTTGTGTCTGCCGTGGGTTGGCAAGGTTCTGATCGATGATGTATGGAGCGGCGGCTCCAAAACAGGAAAATCCGCAACAACCGGCATCAAATACCCTCTGATGAGCACTGCGATCGCTGCGGGGCTTTATCACCCACGGTGTCGAGATAGCCATACGACATACTTCGAAGGAATCAGCACTCCGCCGGATGGAAAATACACCAAAGAGGAACTGAATGAGCTGGCAGAGAAGAACCAACAGGTAGCCAGACAGCAGTACGCGGAGCGGCAGGAAAAGCGCTTCGGCCGACTGGCGGACTTTTCGTTGGATCCGGAGAATCAGCAGAAATATGAAGCAAAACGAAAAGAATGGAGAAATGTCAGATTTCGAACAGGCGGCATGGATCGGAAGGAATATGCAGAAGCAAAGCGACAGCTGGCAAACTTTCAGGCGGTCCCACAGGAGCAGGTTGTTGAACTCCTTCGGGAAGAGTCTCAGGGTTGGATTGAGAGCTTATCTAGAAAAGAAAAGCATGCAATTGAGAAATATACATACAATTCTGGCGATCAGAGGCCGGAGAGATTTTTTGAACGCTTGAACAGGATGCTTCGAGGAGATGCTCCAGAAAATGAAATGCTTCGGGAATATGCCGATACAATATCAACAGCATTGAAAAAAGGCAAACTTGAACACGATGTGGTTTGTTATAGAAATTTGATGGTTGATCCTATTCCTGGTTGCGTTGCAGGAGATATTTTATGCTTAAATCAGTTTACAAGTACATCAGTCGTTTCGTCAGGTGCTTTTAAAGCCAAATACAATATAACAATATATGCTGCCAAAGGTGTGCGAGCGGCATACATAGAGAACTTAAGCAAATTTAAGAGTCAACGAGAATTACTTATTGACAAAGACTGTCTATATAGAGTAATCTCAAAGAAAGGAACATCTATTGAATTGGAGGCGATACCATGACGGACAAGGAATATGAAAAAGCGTTAAAAGATCGAGAAAAAGCATGGGAAAATGAAGAATTCAAACCTCGTAAATTGACAGAAGAGGAAATTGAAAAACTGAAAAAAGAGGGACGCATCTGAATATGGATGATTTTCGAATAATCTATAAAATTCTTCGAATCCTGCAGAATTCGATGGATCTCGAAGAATTTGACCGGAACAGCATTTCAGCGGAGGCATTAGGACTTTCTGTTCCAAAGTGGAGCAGGCTCATGGCAATGCTGTTGAAAGAGGGCTATATAACCGGCGGAGAAACATGGAACGCTATGGATTGTGGATATCCGCGTGTAGCGTTGAGCAGACCAGAATTGACCTTAAAGGGATTAGAATATCTGGAAGAAAACAGTCTGATGAAAAAGGCGGCAGACCTGGCAAAAGGAATTGTAGGCACTGCGGCAAATATGATTTAATACCACCAGCCGAGAGGCCGGTGGTATTTTTGTACCCGTTTTCAAGAGAGAGAAAGGAAAAATAATATGGGAAATGAAGAGTTCCTGAGAATTTGCAAGGAAAAGGTGGCTGAATACACAAATCAGCATATGGACAAAACGGATCAGAAACAGATTACTGTTAATGACGTTTATGTGGTCTGGTCATGCAAAACACTGCAGAATCAGAAAGCTCTGCTCAGCACTACAGTTCCGGATGGAATGTATTATGAGCTGACATACAACGGAGATAAAGCGGAATTGTATTTTGATGCATACAAAAAATTCCAGAATATCTGTTTTAAAATGTAGGAGGATATGGAATGAAAAAGAAAGTAATGGCATTATTGACAGCGCTCGTGTTGGTATGCGCATCTCTTACCGGATGCACCGAGGCGTATAAAGTCAGCAACAATATTTCACAGGAAGCAGACAATTTCAATGTAACCCGTAAACTCACAGTGCTAAATGCCAGAACCGACACGATCCTGCTGGAGCTGACAGGAACATTTTCCGTGTAGAATAACTCGGAGAATGAGCTGGAAGTCATCATCGAGACAGCGGAAGGAAAATACCAGAAAGATCTTGTGTACCTCAATGATTATACGATGTACGTCGTTGAGGACATTTCCGGTGCTGATGTAGATAAATACCATTATGAAATCAATTTTCTTCCGGAGTGGGGCGTAAAAGTTACCCACGAAGATTAATTGCGCCGGCGCAACGAAGGGAGGTGAGAGGGATGCGAGTAACGGTAACACGAGAATTCAAGGATATTGAAAATGACCTGGTGCTTCGGACGGTTGGCGAAAAACTGAACCTTCCGCCGGCCAGAGCACAGTATCTGGCCGCTGTAGGCGTTGTACAGATTACAGAACAGGAGAAAGGCGGTGATCCAAAATCTCCCGATGAGACGCAGGGTTAGGCGTCTTATTTTTATGCCCGGAATGGCAGAAAACTACCGGAAAGGAGCAAAAAAATGACACAGGAACAGTTTGAGGCACTTGGCATTGAAAAGAGCCTTGCGAAAAAAGCCGCGGATGAGTCGAAAAAGGAGCTTGAGGGCTATGTGCCGAAAGCGGACTATGACACGATGGAGCAGCAGAAGAAACAGCTGGAAACCACGGTGGGAGACTATAAAACACAGATGGAGTCTTTAAAGACGGCTGCCGGTGATAATGAGTATCTGAAGAAGCAGATCGCGGACCTTCAGGAGCAGAACGCCAACAAGGACAAAGAACACAAAAAAGAGCTGGATGATCTGAAAGTAACCAATGCTATCAAAATGGCGATTTCCGCATCTGCGCAGGACAGCGACCTGGTTGCAGGACTTATGGACCGCTCGAAGCTGATCCTCGGCGAGGATGGAAAAGTAACCGGTCTGGAGGAACAGGTAAAATCCCTGAAAGAATCCAAGCCATTTCTGTTTAAACAGGAATCAAAACCGGCGCAGAAAAAGGGATTCTTCCCTCTCGGACCCAAAGAGCAGGGCGGCCAGCCGAAAGAAGACGGCCATGCATCCATGAAGGATGCCATCGCGGCAAGATTAAATCTGAACGAAGGAAAGGGTGAATAAGTATGGCAATCACACTGGAAGAAGCAAAGAAAAATGTGCAGGATGACCTGCAGATGGGCGTCATCGACGAGTTCCAGAAATCTAACTGGATTCTGGAGCACATTCCGTTTGATGATGCGGTATCCCCGACCGGAGGCGGTGCAACACCGACCTACAGCTATACACGACTGAAAACACAGCCAACAGCAGAATTTCGTGAAATCAATACAGAGTATACACCGTCGGAGGTTACCAAGGAGAGACATACCGTAGACATTAAGGTATTCGGTGGTTCTTATGAGATCGACCGTGTCATTGCTAATTTTGGTGGTATCGTAGGAGAGGTAGAGCTGCAGCAGGCGCAGAAAATCAAAGCAGCGCAGGCTCTGTTCAACGATACATTTATCAATGGTGATGTCGGCGTCAATACCAAATGCTTTGACGGTCTGGACAAGGCACTGACAGGAAGTTCTACAGAGTACAACACCGAAAAAGTGATTGATCTTTCAACGTCTGACCTGGTCACAAAAAATTATCATTATTTTATTGATGCGCTGGATGAGTTTCTGGGTGGTCTGGATGGAACACCGTCGTTTATTGGCGGAAATAACAAGCTGATCTCCAAGATCCGCGCTTGCGCAAGACGTGCTGGTATGTACCAGGTGTCAACAGATAATTGGGGAAGACAGGTAGAGCATTATGGGGATATCCCGTTTGTAGATTTCAAAACGAAACCGGGAACCAACGATGAAGTAGTTAAGATCGATGGAACAGATGGAACCACCTCTCTGTATGTTGGACGTTTGGCAATGGATGGTCTGCATGCGGTTTCTTTTGCCGGTGTTGCACCGGTGCAGGTCTGGCTTCCAGATTTTTCGACCGCAGGAGCAGTCAAAAAAGGCGAGGTCGAGATGAATGCAGCAATTGCACTGAAATCATCCAGAGCCGCCGGTGTATTCCGGAAAATCAAAGTAAAATGATGGAGGTAAAAAGAGTATGAAGGTATACAGTCCGAACAAATCCTATACCGGCGTAACGGCGTCGGTTCCTTTCTGCAAAGGCCAGGGTGAAACAGATGATCCGTATCTGCTGGAATGGTTTGAAAAACACGGATATGAGGTAGAAAAACCGGTTGCACCAGAACCAGAGGAGCTGTTGGAGCCAGAAGAGCTGCTGGAACCAGAAGAGCCGGTGGCAGAAACAATGGAAGAGCCTGTTCCGGAGCCGGTGAAACCCGCGAAAAAAGCGAAAGGGTGACACCATGAGCTATGAACCGTACGTAAGCCCGGAATACTACCGAGATACTTATCAGGACGGCGCTTTCGAGGGTGATGCAGAACTTGCACGGTATCTCCGCCAGGCATCCCGTCATATTGATTCCCTGACCTACAACCGCATTGTAGGCCGGGGATTTTCTAATCTTACGGCGTATCAGCAGGATATAATCCGGGAAGTGATCTGCCAGCAGGCGGAATTTGAGTATGAGTACCGCGACGAAATCAATTCGGTACTTTCCAGTTACAGTATTAACGGCGTATCCGTGCAGTTTGCGGGAAATACGTGGAATGTTTTTTCAAGCCAGGGCGTGGCCATGCGCCGGGATGTTTATGCAATGCTGTGCCAGACTGGATTGTGCTGCCAGGTGTTGAGGTAGGTGATGAAATGAAATATCCATGTCTTGTGCCGAAATCGCTCTGTAAGACAGAGATCCATCTGAGCATGGACAGAGAGGGGACAACAAAATATGGAGATCCGCTGTCGGCGGTGGAGTACGATGGCAAGTGCAATTATCAGGACAGCGCCAAAAGCGTGATGACGTTCGAACGAAAGCTGGTGCAGATCTCCGGCACCGCCCTCTTTCCGGGCGATATCTGCCCGGAGCTGCCGGCGGTCTACGGCGGATCAGCGGAGATATTCGGCATGAAAAGAAGAATCCTGCAGGGGCGGAAAGCCAGAAATCCGGATGGAACGGTTAATTACACGGAGGTACTGCTGATATGATCAAAGTCAACTCAAGAATAAATCTGGATTTTGGGAAGATTCAGGTGCTGACGGATGCACAGATCAAAGCAATGGAGATGACTGCAGAGGCGTTGCATACAGAAGTGGTGCAGGCACAGGTAATTCCGAGGGATACAGGAAATCTGCAGAATGAAAGCATGTTTTTGGATTGTACGCAAAGCCATCAGGGAGTTGTAACGCTTGCATCTACAGCGCCATATGCTAGACGTTTGTATTTTCACCCGGAATATCATTTCAATAAAGATGAAAATCCGAATGCCCGCGGTGAATGGTATGAAGATTGGCTTCCGGGCGGAAAGAATGCTGATTTTTGCGCAGAAGCGTTTAAAAGGCTATACAGGAGGTGCGCGCGGTTATGATATTAGCGGATATATGTGATTTTGCGGAATCTCTTGCGATTGCAGATCATGTATACATGGGAGATCTGCCGGACAAGGAAGAAAAATCTATTGGCGTTTATAACAGCAAGCACCAGCAGGCGTATCACACTGCGCTGGGCGGTGTCGCTGGATATGGACAGAAATATGTTACCTTCCTCGTTCACTGGAATAAATCTCTGCGGGAGACGGAAAAGGCAGCTACGGCCTTATTTGACAGCCTCTGTGAAGTGCGGAGCAGTAAAATCAATCAGGAAACCATACAATTTATTCAGCCGCTGTATGATCTGCAGGACATCGGAAAAGACGATAACGGTATCTGCGAAATGGTCATCGAAGCGGCTGTGATTTATAAGAAAGGATAAGAGACAATGGCAAAAACAACGAATGTATATCCGGTTCTGGATAACAAGTTTAAGGTTGGCGCCGCAAAAGAGAACGCAACCATAATTGCCGATATGGAGCAGTTTTCTGTGTCCGTATCAAACGGTGTGGAAACATGGACTCCAATGGATACAGAAGGATGGCAGCGGGCGTTGATGACCGCAAAAGCGATGACCATTTCCTTGACCGGAAAGAGAAACATCGGAGATACAGGAAATGATTTTGTGGCCGATAAACTGTTCAAAAATGGACATGAAGCCGAAGGATATTTCGAGTGGGAATTCCCGGACGGAACTTCGGTTGCATGGAACAGCGCGATTTTTGACGTCAAAAATATGGGCGGTGGTGACTCTACCAATGTAGCACCGCTGGAATTTGACGTTATCAGCAACGGAAAACCAACGGTAACACCGGCATTATAAGGAGGAGAACGATGAGTAAAGTTGTAAATATCACAGATAAATTAAATTTTGAGGAAAATCCGGCCCTGCAGATCGGAGATATGACAGTTGAAGTGCATGCGGACGCAGAAACGGTTCTGCGCCTGATGGGTACTTTTAAGGGGAAAGACGAAGTGGATATCAATACCGTGACAGAGATGATGGGGCTTCTCTTCGATCCGGAGGCGGTGCAGCAGCTGTGCGCGATGAGGAGAGACGGGAAAAAACTTTCAGCTCGATCGCTGATGGTAATCGTCCAGGAAGGTATGAATCTGGTTATCGGAGATGATTCCCAGGGGGGAGCAGTGACCCGTACTATGACCTGATCGATGATTTTGACTTGATTGTATCATCGTTTCAGTCACAGTACGGGATTCGATTATCAAAAGAGTTGCCACAGGGCATGAAATGGGATGAGTTCAGAGATCTTCTGATCGGCATCGGGCCGGATACTGCACTTGGCCGCGTGGTGGAAATCCGGTCTGAAAATTCGAAAGAAATCCTGGAGAACTTCACGCCGGAGCAGCACCGCATCCGGAATGAATGGAGAATCAAACATATCCAGGATCTTGCGAAAACGGTATCCAAAGAAGAGATGGATACTGCGATGAATGGATTTAAAGGCATGTTCCTCAGTATGGCAGGGCTACATGCCATTTAGGTAAGAAGCAAAAAAATGACAGGAGGAAAAAACTATTGAAAAAAGAAAAATAAAATGTCCTTACTGCGGGCATGAGCAGAAGGTACAGTGTGTTCCGGATGCAATATGCCGGGGCGTTTTTATCAAGTGCCAGGCGCGGCACTGCAAGAAAGAATTTGAAATAAAAATCAACCAGGACAAGTAGTGCCACTGTGCCGATGTCCTCGAGAAGAGGCAGGTGGTATAGATGGCAACTACAATTGGCGAGATCGGTCTGGATCTTGTCGTAAATCATAATCAGTTTAAAAGCCAAATGGCCGGGATCACCGGACTGGCAAAAAAAGCCGGGGCGACTCTTGCAGCCGCTTTCGGCGTAAAAAAATTAATTGATTTTTCCAAGTCCTGTATTGAGCTGGGTTCCGACCTGGCTGAGGTGCAGAACGTGGTTGATGTTACCTTCCCGTCTATGGCGGAGCAGGTAGATAAATTCGCAAAATCGGCTGCCGGAAGCTTTGGTCTGTCAGAGACAATGGCCAAGAAGTACACGGGTACTTTCGGGGCGATGGCAAAAGCATTTGGCTTTTCCGAGAAGCAGGCGCTGGATATGGGTGCCACACTGACCGGTCTGGCCGGAGATGTGGCATCGTTCTACAATCTCAGTCAGGACGAAGCCTACACAAAAATTAAGTCCGTCTTTACAGGCGAAACAGAGTCCTTAAAAGATCTTGGCGTTGTCATGACCCAGACAGCGCTGGATTCTTATGCGTTGGCCAATGGCTTCGGCAAAACGACAGATCAGATGTCAGAAGCCGAAAAGGTAGCACTACGGTATTCCTTTGTCCAGAAACAGCTGGAGGCGGCAACCGGGGATTTTTCACGGACGTCCGAATCCTGGGCGAACCAGGTTCGAATCCTGTCCCTGCAGTTCCAGTCCTTAAAAGCAAGTATTGGTCAGGGACTGATCAATATTTTTCTGCCGGTTCTGCGCATGATCAATGCGCTAATTGGTCGGCTGGTCACGCTTGCTGATGCTTTCAAGAGCTTCACGGAGCTGATAACTGGGAATAAGTCATCTGGGCAGTCAGGTGTCGGAGCAGTTGGAGCGGATGCTGCCAGTGCGGCTGCCGGTCTGACGGATGCTTCGAGTGCTGCGGATCAGCTTGCAGACAGCACTTCCGGCGTGGGAGATGCAGCAAAGCAGGCAGCTAAAGATATGAAATCCCTGATGGGATTCGACAAAATCAATAAAGTCAGCAAAGACAGCAGTACTTCTGATTCACAGAATTCATCTGTTCCGAACAATGTTGCTGGCAGTATTGATTTTGGCTCACTTGCCAGCGGGGAGACAGTGATTGATGACGTAAACAAAAAGTTTGCGGACCTGTTTGGGAACATCACAAAACTGTCAGAACCTGCGCTGCGGTCGGTTAAGCGGCTCTGGAATGAGGGACTTGCAAGACTCGGAAACTTTTCCAGTCAGTCGTTGAAAGATTTTTACCAGCACTTTCTCGTTCCGGTCGGAAAATGGACACTGGGAACGGGAATCCCGCGGTTCGTCGATGCCCTGAATGATGGGCTGATGAAAACCGATTTTCCCAAAATCAACGGTGCGCTGAACGATCTTTGGGATGCGCTGGCCCCGTTCACAATCAATGTTGGCGAGGGGCTTCTGTGGTTCTGGGAGCAGGTTCTAGTGCCACTTGGAACATGGACGGCAAATGAGATTGTGCCGAGATTCCTGGAGACGCTGTCCCTTGCAATACAGCTTCTAAATGCTGTCCTGGTGGCGTTGCAGCCGCTGTTTGAGTGGTTTTGGGAGAATGTGTTGCAGCCTATAGCACAATGGACGGGTGGCGCTTTCCTGACTCTGTGGGACGGAATTAATAAAGGATTACAGGTCTTTTCGGACTGGTGTGCAAAAAATCCAGGCATTATTCAGTCTATGACTGTTGCAATCGGGATGTTCTTTGGAGCATGGAAGGTAATCGAGTTATTATCTTTCATTCAGCAGGCAGGTGGCGTAGTTGGTGCGCTTAAACTCATTGAAACTGCGCTGCTTGGAGCAAAACTTGCAAAAATAAAAGATGCGGCTGAAACGGCAATCCTTACGGGGATGTATGCCAAAGATTTTGTCGTTGGAATTGGTCAGAGCATTGTTGCAATTGGGAAGCAGGCACTTGCCTGGATAACAAATACGGCGGCACAAATCGCAATGACAGCCGCAACTGTGGCTTGGAATGCAATTTGTGCAATTGCTACGGCCGCAACAACAGCGTTTGGCGCAGCAGTTGCATTTTTAACATCACCGATAGGTTTGGCGTGTTTAGCAATTGCTGCTTTGGTGGCTGGCGGAGTGCTTTTATGGAAGAATTGGGACACAGTCAAAGAAAAATGTGGCCAGCTACATGATTGGATTGTGTCAAAATTCAGCGCATTAAAAGATTGGATGAAATCAAAGTTTGAAACAGATTGGACAGAAAGATTCGGGGTGCTTGGAAATGTGCTGAATTGGTTCTGCGATATAGCTTCCGGGAAAATAGAGACTGTGAAGAATATTTTCCAGGGGCTGACCTCTTTTCTGAAGAATATCTTTGCAGGAAAGTTTTCAGATGCGTTAAAAATTCCAGTAAATGGTTTAATCGGCATGCTGAACCGTATGCTGACTGCGATTGAGAAGACAGTAAACTTTGCGTCAAATGCTCTGAACAAGCTGAACGTCAAAATCCCAAGCTGGGTGCCGGGAGTTGGCGGCAAGAAGCTGGGCTTTCAGATTCCGACAGCATCCATCGCCAGAATCCCGTATCTGGCAGACGGAGGCTATGTGGCACGGAATACGCCGCGCCTTGCTGTAATAGGAGATAACAAGCGTTATGGAGAGATTGTAGCGCCAGAGGATAAACTGCAGAAGATGGTGGATTTGGCAGTAAGCAAAGCCAGCGGCGGCAGTGTAACGAAAGCAGAACTGGAAAGCATCGTAAATTCCGCCGTGCTTCGGATTGTTGCAGCGTTGTCTGCGCTTGGTTTCAGCATCGATGGAGAAACGCTCGCCAAAGCGCAACAGAAGGTGCAGCAGGAGATGGATCGGAGATATAACACGGTACAGATTAATTAGGAGGAGACACATGTTACTGAGGGCAGGAAAAACAAACCTTCCTGCCCCGACCTCGATGACGGTGAATGATGAAATTATCTGGTCTGAGGACACGGGGCGGACGCTGAACGGAACCATGGTAGGAGAAGCTATTACCGAGAAAAAAACAATCGGCCTGAAATGGGAATGGCTGACAGAAGATGAGGTAAAATTGCTGAAAAACAGCCTGGTAATTGGTTTCTTTCCACTTACGTTCCACGATGCGGGAAAGGATCACACCTTGACAACGTACCGCGGTACACTGTCCAAGGAGCATGCAGGGGAGATCTCCGGTGTGTATTACTATAAAAGCGTCAGCGTTGATATTGTACAGAGGTAACTATGATCAAAACAAGTAAAGAATGCAGAAAAAAGCTGCAAAGCGAAAACCGCTATCTGGAAGTTGCGGATAAAATCATATTGGCCGATGGAACAGAGTTGCAGCTTGATAATGGGAAGATATTGTCCTACAGCATCGCGGATGCAACTTCGGGAACGAACAGTTTTGACATCGGCGCTGCCATTATCGGCAAATGGACGGCTACGCTGAATAATCAGGACGGGCAGTACGACAGCATGACGCTGGAAGGGGCATCGGTTGCTGCCATTGTCTCGATCGACCTGGAGGAGGGGCCGGAGCTGCTGCGAAAGGGCACGTATACGATATCCAATGCAACGCGCCAGGGAGCAGGCTTGCGGCTGGAAGCTTATGATAATATGGCTCGTTTCGACAAAAAGTATGACAGTACCCTTACCTATCCGGCAACAATCCGGCAGATCGTGCAGGATGCCTGCCGGAGCTGCGGCGTCATTCTTGCATCCAAGAGATGGGATAACGATAACTACATCGTAGGCACGCGGCCGGAAAGCGACGCTCTGACATACCGTGATGTGATTTCCATGGCAGCGCAGATCTGCTGCAAATATGCACGGTGCAATGCAGACGGCGAGCTGGAATTGTCTTGGTATGGCGAAAATCTCGAAGAGCAGGTGCTTCTGGATGAGAATGATGAGCCGATTTTGATGGATGCCGATGATAAAATTTTTTTATGGGACACGGTATCCAGAGAAGAAATGCTGAACAGCACTATCGAGGACGATGTCTATTACTGCCATCAGATCCCGGAAAAATACAGCCTGACAGCCGGAGAACAGGATATTAAGATCACCGGCGCAGGTGTGTTGTATGATCAGACAACGTATCTGTGCGGAGATACGGACTACAGCCTTGTGATTGAGGATAATGACCTGATTCAGAGCGAGGAGCAGGCGAAAGAGGTTGCAGCTTATCTGTACAGCAAATTATATGATATGCAGTTTCGAACTATCTCTTCGAGCATTCCGAGCGATCCATCCATTGAAGCCGGAGATGCTGCCTGCGTGACAACCAGAAAAGGTGAAAAGTATTATACCTATGTTACGAATACCACCTTCGCGGTCGGTGCGGCGCAGAGTATTTCATGCGGGGCTGAGACGCCGGAAAAGAACCGGAGCGATCAGTTTTCGGCAGTGACCAAGGCGTATATCAAATCACAGAATTATACAGATCGGGAGATTTCGGATTATGACAAGATGGAAAAACAGCTCTGGAATCTGATGACAACGGCATTCGGTGCATATCAGACGGAGGAAGTGCAAGCAGACGGCAGTAAGATCTTCTATATGCACAACAAACCGAGGTTGGAAGAATCATCGACGATCTGGAAACGGACCATTGATGCAATCGCCGTTTCGACGGATGGTGGAAAGACCTGGAATGCCGGCGTGGACAAGAACGGAAACGCAGTGCTGAATATCCTTTCTGTCATCGGCCTTAATTTCGACTGGATCAAAGGCGGAACGGCTGTTTTCGGCGGTAAAGATAACGGAAACGGCAGTGTTAAGGTGCTGGATCAGAACGGAAACATAATTTGCCAAATGGATAACAACGGAGCTGCGATCAACGGAAGGGTGACCAGTAAAAATGAAGTAGATGGATTTTCAGTTTCTCTTGAAAATGGAAAGATGGTCGTGACAGACAAGCAGGGAGCACGGATCTGTGAAATTTATCTGATGCAGATGATCGAGAGCGATGGCAGACATTGGATTGCTACAATCAGCGGCAATGGGCAGAACCAGGCATATATCACACTGGATGGTAAGAATGGAGAAATCGCGGTCCAGGCGGATAAGTTCCGCATGGGATCATCAGCAGGAGTGTCTGGAAAAGTTGTGTTTTCGAATGGAACGTTCCTGACGCTCAAAAACGGAATCGTAATCGGTGGAAATTCGCAGAACGGCAGTTTTTGACAGACAAAGGAGAAGATCATGGCAGTAATCAGCAGTAATGCATACCTTACGGTAGCGCAGATGACAGGCAATGCGCAGTACATACTTAATTATCTGATGGCGCGGGGCTGGACCAAGGAAGCTGTGTGTGCGATGATTGGGAATATGCAATCAGAGTCCACAATTAACCCCGGTATCTGGCAGAACCTGGATAGCAGCCGCGTTGACCTTGGATATGGACTTGTCCAATGGACACCATCAACCAAATATACCAGTTGGGCAACAGGAAGGGGCTATGCGATCGGAAACATTGATGGACAGCTGGAGCGTATTATCTACGAAAAAAATAATGCTATTCAGTGGCAGCAGGTAACAACGTCGATGACATTCGCCCAGTTTGCGGCGTCAACAGCATCGGTAGAGACTCTGGCTGAGCTGTTTGAGCTGAATTATGAACAGCATGCGGGCAGTGCGCAGCCGGCAAGAAAAACGCAGGCAAGATACTGGTATGATCATCTTTCGGGAAGCTCTTTGGATGGATCAGCAGAAGTGATTGAAAAGGTCTGCAGCTGGGAAATCGCGATTGCAAACGATGACTCACATGGATATGACCAGGCAAACAGAGAGGGGCCAGATTATGACTGCAGTTCTTTCCAATATTATGGGTGGAAACAGGGCGGAGTAGACATGATTACAAGTCGTGGATATTCTGGGACAACAAGCACAATGCTGTCTGATTTTACGGCCAATGGTTTTTCGGATGTAATTGAATCGGTTGATTTGAGCAGCGGAAACGGTTTGAAAAGAGGAGACGTCCTGCTTTGCAGCGGGTATCATACGGCAATGTATATTGGAAACGGTCAGATTGTGCATGCATCAATCAATGAGCATGGAGAGGTAGTGGGAGGCACGACAGGAGACCAAACTGGAACAGAAATATGCGTCAGAAGTTATTATAACTACAATCCGCCTTGGAATCATGTATTACGTTATAAATCTGGAGGAGGAGAACCGGCTTCTGACATTTATATAGTAAATTTTATACCAGCATGAGGAGGAAAATATGGGACGACATCTTTATGATCTGACAGAAACAGAAACGATTGAAAATGATGAACTTTTTCTTTTAAGCCCACCGGATAAGGACGGAAAAAACAAAAAAGTAAAGTGGGATACGGTCAAGAAATTATTGACGGGCATTATGGTCGATTTGTTCTATCCGGTTGGAAGTATCTATATTACAACGAATGAGACAAATCCGGGGATAACATTGGGAAAAGGGACCTGGGAAACATATGCAGCCGGCCGCTTCCTGGTTGGAGCAGATGCAAATGACAGCGATTTTCAGAAGGCCGGAAAAACTGGTGGAGCAAAAGAAATTGATCTTAAGCACAAGCATCTGCAAACGGTAGGCGTGGACTCCAGAAGCATGTATATGGATTCGACAAAAAAGGATGTAGGAGATGCAACATCCGGAAAAAACGGTTCTGCAGTAGTTCTCAATACGGATCATGTCCAATGGAATCTTCCTACATCCACAAATGGATCAGCAAGATATAATTATACGTCCGACTCTATGGAAAATAAGAGCATTCTGCCGCCATATGTTGTGTGTTATATCTGGACACGTACGGCTTAAGGAGCTTGGGAAAGGAGTATCGCATGAGAAGTTTAAATTTTCTGGTATCTGGCCAGAAGCTGGAAGCAACTGGTGATTTTTCTGATCTCGTACCAGGATCGTGTAACTACATACGATGTGAGTTTGATTTTGACGCAGAATGGAATGATATGGTAAAAGTGGCAGAATTTCGAAGAATCAATTTGCCGCATGCAGAGTGCTGGCCTGCGATAGTAAAAAATAACAGTTGCATGATACCGAAAGAAGTGCTGTCCGGAAAAAGATGGTATATCAACGTGATTGGACAGAGCAGAGATGGAAGAAGGATTCCAACAGGCCGCGTGGAGGTGAGACAGGATGGGTAAAACAACAGACGAATTATTTGCAGAAGCAACAGAAGCGGACTACGAGACGGTAGCGCCTGTGGTACTGGCAGCTTCAGACACAGAAGAGGAATTTCAGTTCCGGATCGATGAGCATCTTCGAACAATTGCAATTCCGGAAAAAGGTGTTGTCGCCGGCGTCGAGGGAGATTTGAATGTCAATATTGCACGGTTCACGATGGTGCGGTACTACCATGGGCGGGACCTTTCAAAACTGTCCATTCGAATCAATTACAGAAATGCCAATGGTCAGGTTAATTATTATAACGTCAGTGATGCCGCAGTGTCTGGAGACAGCATTGTATTTTCATGGGAATACGCCGCAGATGTGACCCAGTACAAAGGAAATGTGCAGTTTGTTGTATATTTGTTCTCTGCCACAAATGCAGTGCTGAAACAGCGCTTCTTTACCACACTTGGCACGCTGGAAGTTCTCGAAGGGTTAGAGGTGGATTCTTCTATTCCGGTGAGTGAGCAGACGGATATTCTACTGCATCTGAAAAAAGATCTGTCTGCATACGCAGAGGAAGTCAAGAAGAGTCTGCCTGCCGATTACACAGCGCTGACCGAAACTGTAGATAAAATCAAAAAATCTATGTCGGCAAAAGGTACAGGCGGCCTGTATACATGGAAAAGCAGAGACGATATTAGTAGTGAATTGAAATATGATGACTATGATAATGTTATATGGAATTTTAAGAGAACAGATGGAAACCTTGGAGCATGGGTAAGCCTTACGGATGCACAGAGTATTGTAAACAAAAAATATAAAGTGGCGATATACAATCCAAATAAGTTTTTTGTAAATGTAAATTTATATTTGACAAGAGACTGTGGTAATTGGACTACGCCGGATTGGGCGAGATGGATTGCGACAGTTATGATACAGCCACAAGAACGGAAAACAGTTACAGTAGATGGAGCGCTTTATGCTGATATAACAGAAGCTTCAATAAAAAACGTTGCATCATTAGCACTTCAGATTGTGTCAACTACAGATATTGGAGCAGAAACGCAATTAATATTTTGGAATTTTGAAGATACGACATATAATGGAAGAAATGTGCAACTGAATGCAGTAAATGCAGTAAATGCAGAAAATGCAGTAAATGCAGAAAATGCAGTAAATGCAGAAAATGCAGTAAATGCAGTAAATGCAGAAAATGCAGTAAATGCAGTAAATGCCGGAGCAATATACGTATCAGATGCAGAAAATGCCGTTGTCAGAAATGATGATGATAAAAAATTTACTGTGACAGCAGAAGATTATGGTTTTATTCATGTGCATAAAAACGAGGGCGAATATAGCACAAAATATCAAGGTATATACCTGAAGGTACCGTTTAAGAGCATAGAAGCATTGGATGGAATATGGACCTTCACAATTCAGGCCCAAAACGGAAGTCTGTATCCAGGTGATAGTGCGCACATCTTGCCGGAAGTTATGGACTGGGGAACTAATATTGGAACATTACATAGTGGCGACAATATGAAAACCATTTTTGAAAATTCTACAGCCAGTGAGTATGTTGATAAAGTGAAAAGAAATGGCTTTTTCTACATAAAATTTCTTGCTTATTCAGAAGATACGAAAGAAGTTGATTTTTCTGTACGATTGATTGCTGAAAGAAAAATAAAACCGTTAATATTAGCGCATACAGCAGAGACCGCGCATACAGCAGAGACCGCAGGTTTTCGCTATCCGGATGAAAAAAGGGTTCATACATTCGTTTCGTATGGAGAATATTCTTCGTGGAAGCGGGATGGAGAAAAATATGTGCTTAGTATCGGAAAGTATGATACTTCATTGAGTCAAAAACAGGTTAATCATGTATGGGCGCTGGATATTAAGGAGTTATTTGGTAAAAAAACGAAAATTAGAGTACAAATTCATAATACCAATTATTCAGGAAATCTCTCGACATCATGGGTGTTCACTAACTTCCATATAAGCAAAAACCCGTATTCATGGGGAGTTAACAATATAAAAACATTAAGTGGGCTTGATGTTGGAGCAGTTGACAGTGAAATAGAAATTGACTTGGATGATCTTGAAATCGACAGCAGCACATATGATTCAATATATTTTCTAATGGCAGCGTTTGACTACCATACTACGGAATATGCATATAATCCTGCAACAACAATTACCATAACACCGTATATTATTGACCAAAATAACAAAGTAATAGCAACGGACATGGATGGATTCAACACATCCGATTATTACACTAAGTCGGAAGTTGATGAAAAATTGGGAACCAGCGGAAAGTATATAACTTGCTGGGGGGATTCGCTTACGGCTGGAGGAGGATGGACAACAACACTTGGAAATCTTGCCGGCATGCCAGTGTATAATGGAGGTACAGGTGGTGAATCAGCCAGAACTATAGTGGCAAGGCAGGGAGCGGATGTCATGGAAGTGGATAATCTGACTATTCCTGCAGATACAACAGCTGTTACGATTGCAACAATGGCGTCAGATGGTGGAATAAAAACACAGGAAGGCTACAAAGTAACGCCGTTACTTCAGGGAGGTGCACATGTGAATCCATGCTATGTGGGAAATATTAAAGGTACGATGAGATGGACAGGTTCCTCGTACGCAGACAGAACAGGAACGTGGACATGGACAAGATCTGAAGCAGGAGAGAGCGTTGTCATTGATAGGCCTACAGCTATCCGTACAGACTTTGATATACACAGAAATGCGCCACATCTTGCGATTATTTATATCGGTCAGAATGGTGGATATAATGATCTGGATGATCTGGTAAGGCAGCACCGACTTATGATCGAGCACGCGAATGCGCAGCATACAATCATATTGGGATTTTCGAGCGGAACCGCTGCAGGAAGATCAGCGTATGAAAGCCGCATGAAAAAAGAATTTGGAAGATATTTTGTGAGCCTGCGCGAATATCTTGCACATCCAATCTACAATGGGACAGAAATGGTATCTTGTTGGGGCTTGGCTGATCAGGGGCTGGAACCTGGTACAAAAGAATATAATGGAACAACTTATGATGCTTTGACTGAAATAGCATCAGGAACAGTACCACATCAGATTTTGGCAGATTCGGTACATTACACAAATGGAACGAAAACGGTGATCGGAAATATGTTATACAAGAAATGTTGCGAGTTGAATATTTTTTGAGAAATCCTTATTCAATGTGTGGTATAATTTCCGTATCAAAAGTACGGGAGGAAAGGTAAATGAGTTGGAAAGAATGGAAACATGATTTAGATGAGGCAAACAAGGCGTATGATTCTGGAAGGATTGAAAGAGAAGTATATGAAACAAGGATTAAATATGCTTTATGCATGATTTATGAAGGGGGAAATGTTGAAATGGCAGAAGGGATTGCCAAAGCACATGGATATGATATGGAAAAGTTATTAGAGGAACATTAAGATTAATTTTTTACCAACCATCAATACGATGGTTGGTATTTTTAATGGAGAAAAATATGATAGAGATTCGAGCGGGACCGGAAACGGTCCTATTTTTGTACTTAATTATTGGAATTTGAAAAAGGAGAATATAAAAATATGAAAATTATTGATTCTTATAATGCATTAGCCGGTGCAATCGTTGCGGTATTATCGTACATTTTCGGAGCGCATTGGATTCTTTTTGTGATGTTTCTGCTTTTTAACGTTCTCGACTGGATAACCGGTTGGATGAAAAGTCGTATTGCTCACAAAGAAAGTTCCAGTGCCGGCTTAAAAGGGATTCTTAAAAAAATGGGATACTGGATGATGATTGCAGTTGCTTTCGGCTCCAGCGTGGTATTTGTTGAGATCGGCAAGACTATTGGCGTAGATCTCGGCATCACTACATTATTAGGCTGGTTTGTCCTTGCATCTTTACTGGTCAATGAAATTCGGTCAATTATTGAAAATTTCGTGGAAGCTGGATTTAATGTGCCGGTTGTTTTGACAAAAGGGCTGGAAGTCGCAGATAAAGCAATTAATCAGGAACAGGAAAAGAAAACAGAGTGAGGGCGGCTAACAACCGTCATTTCTTTGCGCCGGCGCAATTCGCCTGGCAGAAGGAGAAACAATGAAGATTGATAAATCATACATCAGCAGCCAGAACACCTATCCGTACAACAACCCACAGTGTATTGTTGTACATAACACCGACAATTTTGAGCCAACTGCCAATGCCCGCGCTCATGCCAGAGCACAGCATGACGGGAATTTTTCTGGCATGTCGGCTCATTATTACGTGGATGACAGCGACACTGCCTATCAGGCCGCGCCGCACAACCTCGGATGCTGGCACGTTGGCATCAACTACGGAAACGGCAACCTGTTCGGCTCTTATGGCAACCGGAACAGCATCGGTGTGGAAATGTGCGTGCAGGGCGGATATAACTATGAGAAAGCGTTTCAGAACACCGTGGAGCTTGTACGGCAGCTCATGAAAGAAACAGGCATCCCGGCATCCAAAGTCTATCGACATCTCGATATCTGCAGCAAAAACTGCCCGTCGCAGATCATTGCAAAAGGCGACTGGACGAGATTCAAGAAGCTGATCAGCGGCGGCAGCTCAGAGTCTTCTGGAAACAATACATCCGGCGAGGAGATATATAAGCCAGGAGTTTACAAGGTCAATGACACGGAATTAAACATCCGTATCGCGCCGAATGCAGACAGTAAGATCGTCGGAGTAATCCGGGATCAGGGCAGCTATACTATCACCAAAATCCAGAATGGAAGTTGGGGAAAACTGCTTTCGGGCGCAGGATGGATCAATTGTCATACAAAATACTGTACCTACGGTGGTACAGCATCCGTTCAGAAGCCGACCTCAAAAGCAATCTCGGTTGACGGAGTATGGGGACCTGAACTGACCAGCCGCCTGCAGGAGATCTTCGGAACACCACAGGATGGCAGGATCAGTAATCAGCCAACATCCAATCGGGAATACTGTGTCGGCATTACAGTTGCTGAGTGGTCCACAAAACTGTCCGGCGGATCCGCGCTGATCAGAAAGTTGCAGGAATGGGCAGAAACCACAGCGGACGGCTACATCGGGCCGCAGACCATCCGCGCACTCCAGCGCAAGATCGGCACGCCGGTTGACGGTGTGATCAGTAATCCTTCTGCTATGGTTAAGGCTCTGCAGAAATGGTGCAATAAGCAGTAATCGAAAAAGCCCACGCTGTGCAGAAAAAATAACTGTACAGCGTGGACTTTCAAACCTCATCTTTTTGTCATGAGCGGTGATCCGATCTTTACAAGCCTGACAGCTGCCAATATTGTAGAGGGACAGCTGGATGGAAAAGATCTGAATGTGCCGGTACATTACTATGCAATCCAGGAACTCAACACCGGAGAAGGAACCACGATTCCACAGAAAGCAGCTTCCGCATGGAAAAAATATGAACTGCAGAACCAGGGCCAGGCAGGACAGATCACGACTCCGCAGTCTGACGAAAGCGGAAATAATGGGGTTACAACCGTTGATGGAAACGGAAATGCAGCATCGGATGAAAACAAAACAAATACCCCAGATGATGTTCAGGTTGAGCCGGAACAGGATGGAAACAACACTTTATCATAAGAATACTTTTCAGAACAGTCCGGAAAGCCATCCGGACTGTTCTGAAAAAGAAGGGAAAACAGCATGAAAAAAAAGAAAAAACGAATGCTGTCAATTGCCGGAATGTGCTGCTGCGGTTTTCTTGCAGCAGCCACCGCAATATCGGGATCTTCTGCTTACCAGACGGACCATGATGAAGTAGTAAACATTATCAGGACTGGAAATAACACCATTATTCCGGATGAGGATTTTCCGACACCGACACCGACACCGGTTCCATCCAGCGGATCAGTAGTAAAAAAAGTCAGGGCAAAAAATACAGGAGATGTACCTTGCTATGTCCGGGCATATATTACATGCAGTGAACCTGTAAAAGAGTTCACGGGACTTGATACCACAAACTGGTTTAAGGGAAATGATGGCTATTACTATTACAAAAAAGCTGTTCCGGTTGGAGGAACAACAACTTATCTGTTTACGGGGGTTACTGTTGCAGATGAATATGAGCAGGATAACCTGGAAGTAACAGTTTACGAGGAATCCGTTCAGACAACAGATGGTCAGAAGGAATACACTTCTTATCAGGACGCATGGAAACGGTTTGGAGGAGGTGGCCAGTAATGAAAAGGAAAATTGCAATAGCAGCCGGAATTCTGGTCACGGCAGTAAGTACCATCAGTGGATCATATGCTTACTATCAGGACAGCGTTACCGTTACAAACCACATCAGTACCGGTGATGTAAACATTGGAATCCAGGAATACGAAAAAGATGGTGATACGGAAAAAGTTTATGCAGGACCGAAAGAGGGAATTGTTCTTCCTTCCCAGACCATTTCGAAAATTCCGAGAATCACAAATTACGCAGAAACCTGCTATATCCGGGTGAAAACCACTTATTCCAGAGAGGCATCGGATTCCGTGTCAAACGTTGACACGGAAAAGCCAGAGGAAGATTCCAAAACGGATGCAGACCCGAATGAAACGCCGGAAGCAACAGAAGAGACAGCACAGGAAACGACAGAAAATGCCGAAACGGAAGTAACACCAGCACCGGAAGAGCCAGAAAAACCGGAAATAACGCCTGAACCTACAGAAACACCTTCGGTGGATCAGGATAAGGAAACGCCTGCGGAGTATGTTCTGAGTGATGAAGAACTGGATGGAATTTCCGATGAATGGGTAAAACAGGGTGAGTATTATTACTATACGCAGCCGTTGAAAAACGGAGAATCCGCAGACTTTTTCCAGAACGTAACGATTCCTGCAGCGTGGACATCAAAAGCACAGGACAGGGTTCTTGGACTTACTGTGACCGCAGAAGCGGTGCAGGCAGCAAACTTTACACCGGATTTTAATTCGGAATCCCCATGGGGCGATACGGAAATTGAACAGTGCGTACATGAGACGGATAACAGCATCACAGAAGTGACAAAACAGTATACCGCTATGTCCGTCACTTATGAAGGGGCTGCCAGAAAGCTGGTGGCTGCGCCGGAAGATTTCTTTAGAAATTTACAGACGGCAATGCCTGGCGATACGATCAGTGATAGTTTTCAGCTTTCCAATACGACAGCAACCAGTGCCGAATTTTTCTTCCATACGGAAACGCCTGGAAATTTAACGGATGAAGAACTTGACCTTTTAAAACAGTTTAAATTGACGATCACGCAAAACGGAAAAACCCTGTATAACGGTGATTTGCAGGCTGCATCCCTGAATCAGGAAATCAGTCTTGGAACACTGGAAACAGGGAAAAATTCGCGGGTACAGTTTACGCTGCAGTTACCGGCAGAACTGAAAAATGCATATGCAAAACGGGAAAGCATGGTAAACTGGATTTTCCGTGTACAGGGTGCTGAAGAACCGGGCAAAAACGAACCGTCCCCTGCCATTTCGCAGACTACGGCACCAAAAACCGGTCTTGCAGATCCATACGTTTTTGTTCCTCTTGGAATTGCGGCGGTAACGGCTCTTGGAACCGTGAAACTGTCCCGTAAAGAGAAGAAAGAGAGGAGGAAAAAACTGTGAAACGATGGAAAAAGGCACTGTCAGGGCTGCTTATGGCAGCCTTGATGGTAACTGGAATTTCTTTCCCGGAAAATGTTTTTGCTGTCAGCGCAGGCATGGATGGGTTACCATCTGTGGTTGATTCTGGCATTGGAAAAAAGGTAGATACAAACAGCACGATTGACGGAACCTACAATTTTACGCCAGTCATTGGAGCAAACACAAAGGTTTCATTCGGTAGTACAGATGGTACGAAATGGGATAATCAGTTTTGCGTTAATGGTGAAAAATATGCACAGGTGTGTTCGAAATGGTGGCCATTATCAGATATAGGTGATAATGGAAATACCCGTTCTTTTATTCCGTATGAAAGATTAAAAGGAAAGATGTATGCAGAGTATACCAATGTAGGCAATGCTAATGGTTTACCTGTTACCATGCGGATCTGGTTTTTGGACTGGCAGAATACTAATATCAGCGGGTATCCGGGATATGAAGATGTAGACAATGTTGTTGTTTCTGTAGACAATACAAAAGGCGGTGCAACTCCTGTCATTGATATTAAAGGCTTGAAATGGATTAAGGTAAGATTTTCATATTACGATGAAAATGGAAATCCACTTAAGGTTAAGGGACATTTCACTTTATCTGATCTGGACTATTCCCAGGGATTTTATATTGATGGAAAAGTCGATGGCATTTATGTCACGAAGGAAGCTGATGATCGTCTAATCTATGATGCAAGAACGGATGCAATCTGGTCAGCAAAAAAGGGTTCAAATGCAGATGATGGTACTTCACCGGATAACCCGGAAGGATGGGTTACTTACACATATGAAGGCGATTCTCAGACTATGGTCTTTTATAATGGAGGAACCATACAAAATGTGGACGGTCCAGGTAAGGGACTTACCACAGTGCAATCATATCCAAAAGACTTTACATTTACTGGTGGGGATGCCATATTTAATGGATGGAAAGGATCAAGCCGGACCGAGGCAACAGATTGGCACGTATGGAATACTTCTGAGTTTGGTTATACATCAGAAATGGTTATGCATCAGACCAAAAATGTTGACCTTGTCATCAAAAAGGCAGATGAAACAACAGGAGAAGCCCTAAAAGGCGCAGAATTCACTGTTTACAAGATGCAAGGCGGCCAGTGGGTAACGTATACCAAGGCCGAATGGAAAGATGAGTATAAAGCTTATCGAGCATTAAATCTCCATGCAGAAGATTCAGAAGGTGGAAAATTCAAAGTAGTAGAAACCAAAAATCCGACAGGATATACCGGAACCTGGGAACATGAGTTTACAGCAGAAAAAGAAGGTGTTGTTACTTTAACACTGGATGCGACAAATGCCAGAAAAACCGGTCAGATCACAATCACAAAAACCGGTGAGAATAATAAAAAACTTTCCGGTGCGGTATTTGAAATCAAAGCTGCAAAGGATATTAAGACAGCCGGAGGCACAACCCTGGTTGCTGCCAATACGGTAGTTGATACCGTAACTACAGATGGCAATGGATCGGCAGCCAGCAAACAACTGGAACTTGGTCAGTACATTGTCAAAGAAAAAACAGCTCCGGATGGATATGTCCTGGATACTACAGAACATGCAGTTACCCTGGATGATAGCCATACCAGCGTCAATGTAGCCGTACAGAACCAGAAAAATGCGATCGTTCTGCAGAAAGTAAGCAAAAACGATGGCACAGTCATGGAAGGTGTTACGTTCCATATCTGGAATGATGACAAGAGCTATGATAAAACGCAGAAAACAGATAGCAATGGACGGATCACGATTGATGGTGTGAAGGATGGAACCTGGCATTACCAGGAAACGGCAACCAAAGATGGATACGTACTGGATAATGCAGTGAAAGATTTCACAGTATCCGACGGAAAAGTCAATGGGCAGTCAAACCTGACAATCACGGTAGAAAATGATTATACAAAACTGGATCTTGCAAAAGTAGATTCCGGTACCGGAGAGAATATTTCCGGAGCGAAACTTTCTCTTCTGGATAGCAATGGCCGTCTGGTAGAAAGCTGGACATCCGGAAGCACACCGCACCGGATCGAAAAACTGAAACCGGGTCAGTATACTTTACGTGAGGATCAGGCCCCGGATTATTATAAACTTGCTGATCCAATTACCTTTACGCTGGAAAGCAAAGCAGATACGCAGACCATCACCATGAAGGATATGCGCTATGCAGACCTTACCATAGTAAAGAAAATTAAAGCAAGCGATATTACCTGGGCGCATGGAAACCCAACCTTTATCTTCACCGTAAAAGGAAAAGATATTAATGGGAAAGACCGTACCTTCCAGAATTATGTAGAGTTCACGGAAAATTACGTAAATTCACATACCGATGGACAGGGATATGTAGAACTTTCTGTCACCTGGAACAAAATCCCGGTAGGAGAGGACTACACAGTAACAGAACAGGATGTGCTGCGGTATCATCTGGTGAACGTTACCGGAACAGAGAATGTAAAGATTTCAAAATTACAGGAACCGGCGAAGGGCGTTGCTCCGGATAAAATTTTCTCCGTACATGCAAATTTAAAGGCGAAACCAACCGGTACATCCATCACATTTGAAAACCAGAAAGATGACTGGGGAACTACAACGCATGATACTTCTGTTAAGAACATCATTCCGTTAAAGTAACCAGCAAAACCGGATTTATACCCGTGTCAATGTTTGACACGGGTATTTCATTAAAGAACAGGGAGGCGTGAAAATGCGAAAAGCTGCTGGGTGTGTCCTGCTGGCAATTTTATGTCTGCTGGGTGCGTCTTATCTTCCACGGATTTTGCAGGAAGCACAAACCGACCGGGAACAGCAGAACCTTATCAGTGGCTATATCCAAAATCCGGATACAACAGATGAAGAAAACACAGAATCAACTACAGATGAGCCGGAAGAGGAAACAGATCCGAATATGGAAAGAATAGTTGATTTTCAGAATTTACAGCAGATCAATCCTGAGATTTTGGCATGGATCACAGTTCCCGGAACACCCATTGATTATCCGGTTGCTTTAGGAGAGGACAACAGTTATTACCTGAACCATACCGTAACAGGAGAAAGCAATATTCTTGGTTCCATTTTTGCAACTGCCGGAACAGATTTCGAAGAAAGCCACATTATTTTATATGGGCATAACATGGCATCCGGGAAAATGTTTGGAAGCCTGAAAAAGTACCATGATAAGGACTTCCGGAACACTTATCCTTATGTATATGTTTATACACCGGAAACTACTTATACCTGTGCGATATACAGCGTATACAGCACCCGGTATGACAGTGATGTTTTTACACTGGGATATAAAGGTGACAGCGAGGAATGGAAACAATGGATTGCAGAAACCGTACAGAATGCGGAATATGACTGTAATATTGCCCCGACCGGAAAGGAGAAAGTTTTTACTTTATCCACCTGCGTAGGTGATGGCTCCAGTCCTTACAGATTGGTTATACACGCCGTTACGGTTGCCCAGAAAGAGGTCGCGAATGCGGAAAAGGAAGCGTCTTAAAGCAAAAGTAAGAGCCAGAATTTGTATGATTTTGGCTTGCCTGCTGCTCTGCGGAACCGGAGTTTCCTTATGGAATGGAAAACGGGCTGAAAAATCCGTGTCAAACATTGACACGGGACAGAAAAGCAGCAAAACGGTGTCAAACATTGACACGGATACGGAAAATCCCAAAGCGGTGTCAAACGTTGACACGAGTACGGAAAAGCCACAAGCGGTGTCAAACGTTGACACCGATATGGAAACCACAAAACAGGTGTCAAACATTGACACAGATACAGAAGGTATGATTTTAAAGGCTGATCCGGTGGATACGGCAGATAGGAATCATATCTGTTTTTTTGCCGTTTTTTTTATCGGCAGTTGGAGTGTATTGATGTTTCTTACTGCAATACGAAAAAAGAGTAAGAAAGATATTGGGCTAAGCGCCCGAAGAAAGGATACGTCATGGATGAAAATACATTAAGTATGGCCGAAAAAATGAATCAGCTGTATCAGGAACGAGAAGAGCAATATAAAAAACGTGAAAAGCTGTTCGATGACCGTTCCAAGCAGCTGCAGTCTCTTGCAAATGCATTGGAAAAGCAGAAAAATAGCCAGGAACAGAAAGCAACAGATCTGGATAACCGGGAAAAAGAACTGGACCAGATCCAGGATGCTCTTGCAGCTAAAGTAGAGGACATGGAAAAACAGGAAACTGCTTTAAAAAACTGGGAACAGGAAACAAAAGAATCCCTGGCGAAAGCAAAGCAGGAACAGGAAAATGAGCTGATTAAGAAACGGCAGGAACTGCAAATGGAAAAGCTGCAGGCACAGAACTTAAGTATTGAGCTGCAGGCAGAGAGGGATAACCTCAAGATGATGCAGGAAAATTTAAAACTGTATCCGGATATGTCACTTCCAACGGATAAGGAAACAGAACTGCAGGCGAAAATTGAAACATTGCAGAGCCGTCTTTCCATGGCAGAAAAAGAACGTGATTCCAAAACGGAACAGATGGAAAAATTACAGAAAGATTTTGATGCAAAGGAAGCTGAACTTGCGAACCTGCAGTTAAAAGCAGAGGATAGCAGCACTGATCCGGAAGTAGAAGAAAAGTTGCGAAAACGGAATGGAGAACTCCAAGGAAAAGTCATTGAACTAAATAAGCAGGTAAAATCTTTGCAGAGAGATCTGGATGATCAGGCAAAAGACAAGGAAGAATTACAGAGACAGCTGGAAGAAAACAGTAATCAGCCGGAAAGCCACGATTTAAGTGCAGAAGAACTGCAGAATTACTTGCTGACACTGCCAGAGTTCGAAAATGTGACAACCCGCCATAATACGGATGGAATTATTGTAGATGCGGTATGTGGCGAAAAGAATTATCATTTCCGCTTTGATTCCCTTCCATGCTATGAAATCAGTGTTCCACGCCGCGAAACCAAGAACTTAAAAGAAGTCATCTACCAGATGAACGCAGAAATGCCGGAATATAAGGCATCTTATGATGAATACGAAAAAGCGGCAGTTCTGACCGGATGGTATGACAGAAGAATTTCGGCAGAGGAGCTGGTAGAACTTGCGGTAGATGCATCACGGAATTTCAAGTAAAGGAGATCGGCCATGGAAAGTATAAAGTCATTTTTGGGAAATCCATATTACTTGATGACCGCGGTGCTTGCGATCGCAGCGTTTGGTTTTGCAGCAACAGCTGTAATCAGTTTAATACAAGAGCGAAAACAGAAAAAGGAAGAAACTCAAGAAGAGCCGTTGGAAAAAAAGCTTGGGGTTGATACCAAAAAGCTGAAAAATGTTTTAAATGTTCCAGATTTAAAACGAAAAAAGAATATACCTGTCATAGAAGAGGAAAAAACGGAAAATGCGCCGGAAGAACTTCCGAATGATAAAGAAGAAGTTCCCGTGTCAAACATTGACACGGAACCGGAAGTGTTAAACCCGGCTGATGTGGCAGAATTTAAAAGCCGGATGATAGAACATTTCCGGCGAAAAGACACACTGCAGCAATCCCTTTTAGAATTGCAGGAACTTTATGAAAATGGTCCGATTCTGGAAAGGATTGAAAAGGCACTTATGTACAGCCAGCGCAGTCGTTACCGGGATTTTGAGACAACCCTTGACATTTTATTTGAGGGCATGGATGCAGAAACCCTGCGGGATGATTTACTGCGGATGGAAGTTCTGCGATACCGGAGGCTGCCTTACCGTCAAGAAAATACAACTGGTAATCTGGTATAAGGAGGGCAAACATGAATCAGATTAAAATCCAGGGTGTTTGCACCTGCGTCCCACAATTTTCCTATGAAAAAGACAGGAGAGGGAGATCAGTTCCAACATGCCGGTACATCCTGGCCGTGCAGCGACCGAAAAGTTCTTACTCCGATTACATGTACTGTGTTGCCTTTGGAGAACGGGCAATGATAGCATTTCAGAAAATAAAAAAAGGAACGACAGTGTTTGTCCAGGGACATCTTCATACAGAGGAAGGCCGGGATGCCAACAATCAAAAAGTATATTTCGTTACTGTGACGGTAGATTATCAGCAGATAATTGAAAAACAAGAATTTAATGGACTGGAATTGTGTACTGGATTGCCCCAGTTTCCGGTTCTGAAACAGGAAGAAAAAGGAGGAAAATAGAGAATGCCGATTCAGTATATTATCCCGATTATAGCGGTGGTAGGATGTGTTATTGCATTTTTAATTGGAAGATTTCACAAACATGATGATGATGACGATTAAAAAATGTCGTGTGAAGGATTGACACGAAAGAACAAACGAAAATAAGACCTGCACCAAAATTTGGTGCGGGCTATTTTTAGATCAAAAAGAGGTAAAAGATATGAAAAAGCCAATCGAAGTAAAAAAGAAACTGAAAAAAGTCACGGAATATACGGCTTGCTTTGCGTTTTTGATGTTCCTGCAGGGAGTAGGTGCGCCAATGGTTTTTGCAGATGCAACGGCCGCAATAAATGCGAAATTTGAAATTTTATGGAATCTGATCAGCGCTGTGGTACAATCTGTGGGTGGTGTTATTTTATTATGGCACGCATTTGAATTTGGAGCTTCCATGCAGGCACAGGAAGGCGGAGGTGCTATTACAAGATCTTTAAAAGGGGTTGGCGGTGCGTTAGTTATGCTGGTTGCTCCGGTAATTACAACTGCTCTGAAGGGATAATGAAAAGGGAGGGAATATCCTCCTTTTTCTTATGGAGAAAATATGATAAATGAGATATTAGATTTTTTCAAAACGGTTTTTTCGGGAAGTGGTTTCTTTTCCCTTGGGTGCAATGTTTGGAATTCATTAATTGCATATGCGTTTGATATGCTGCAAACGAATCCAAAAAGTTTGGCAGATGGTGAACTTTGGGATGAAGCATACCGGATTTTCCTGGCACTACAGATTCTAGGTGCGACACTTGTAAGTGTTTTCTTTATGATTAATTTTTTCAAAGAAACAACGGATATTAAACACGGAATGACCATGGAAGCAAGCATCCAGTTTTTTATCAAGCTGGCACTTGTGGATGCTGTTTTTTTAAATCTCACGAATATACTCGTTTTTTTGATTGAAATTGAACAAGCATTTTTTGGGATTATTGTTCCGGAAGATGCCGCTTCACTGGTTATAAGAGTAGGGGATGACTGGGAAATGAGTGGATCCGGACTTATTTTTGGAAATCTGTTTGGCCTTGTGTTTTTGTTTATCTGCCTGGGTGGCGCAGTTATTACATTATGGACGGTTTATAGGGTTTTCCTTAAATTGTTTTTTTATATGGCTGTTGCACCACTTGCACTTTCCACTTATGCAGGCCCACATGAAATTGGACATACCGGATCAAGCTGGGTCCGTACATTTCTTTGTGCATTGTTTGAAATGACAGGAATCATGCTAATGATGCGACTTGGAACAATTTTAATAAATGCTGGTGGGCTGTTCCCTACTGCATCAGAAGATATATTGGGCGGAATGTTGGGATCACAAGGATGGGAAGGACTTCAAGCTATTCTTGGTATCCTTATTATAACGGGATCAGTATCTGGTACGGATGCGATGGTTCGAAGAGCATTTGGATTTTAATAGTAGGAAGGACATAGCTTATGGTAAACATGAATGAAGATTTTGGTGCATATAAGGATAGCATCTGGAAAGGACTTACAGCAAGAGAGTTAGGTGTGATGGCCGTTTCTGCTGTCTCCTGTGGTATTATCATTATCTTGTTGTATTTTATACTTGGATGGAACTTATATATATCATTTTTGATTGGAACTGCTGTTGCTGCAGCTATCATTTTCAGTCAGGTATGGAAGTCACGTAGCGGGCTTTCTGCAATAGAGTTTTACCGGGCAAGAAAATACAGAAAGTCCACAGCCAAACTTGTTTGGAAAAGTGACGAATATAACCAGGCAAGAAAAAATTATTTGAAAAAAGAAAAATAATGATCGGGAAAAATCCCGACTTTTTTATATACTTGGAAAGGATGGAACAGAATGGGATTTTTTTCGAATGAGGAATTTATCCGATATAAAAAATGTACACAGCCAGTTTACCAGACACCGGCCAGTATTCAACAAATGCTGGATATTGCAGGTGTACACGAAAATGGAATATTTGAAATAGAACCGAATAACGGGGCAGGGAAAAAGCGGAGAAAATTTGATCGTGTGTATTCTTTTTCAGACTTAAACTATGTGGATCAGGACAAGCAGCAAAAAGACGGCATCCTGTTTCAACTACGGAAATTTCTAAATTCCATGGACACAGATTTCAAGATCACAATACAGTGTGAACCACGGGACGTAACAAATTTCCAGAAATCTCTGTTGCAGGATGAAAATAAAAGTGAGTATCCAGAGCTGGCCCGCTACAATAACGAAATGATTAAAAAATCTCTTGAAAAGGGACAGGAAAACGTTCGAAAACAGCGTTATTTGACTGTGAGTGCAAATTGCCGGTCAATAGAAGAAGCGGAAGGATGGTTTGATACATTCGAGCATACAGCACTTCCAATCTTTTATGCAATGGGTTCGGAATTGGTTCCTTTAAACGCTGTGCAGCGGTTTCAGAAAATCAGAAATTACTTTTTCACAGATGATGGAGAGGAAAGTTTTATTCTCCCGTTTCAGGATATGGTACAGGCCGGAAGAGATTTTCGCAATTCAATCCTTCCACATTCTGTGCGGAATCACAAAAGCTACATGGAATTTGATGAAGAGTGTATGCGGATTCTTTTTGCTGCGGTTCTGCCAACCAGATTGAATGAAGAAAAGTTGATTTTTGAACTGACAGATTTTCCGTTTTATACCTGCCTTACCATAGATACGGCATATATCCCACGGGAAGTGTTACGTGGAAAAATCAGCAACACGAATTTCTACAATGAAAATGCGATCGGGCAGGAAGTACAGGCCAATGCAAGTATGGGTAACTTCTATAGTGAGCCGTCCTATGCAAAGAAAAAGAAGCAGGCCAATCTGAAAAAATATATGGATCAGATCGAGGAAGATGATGAAAATGGCTTCTATGTAGGAATCCTGTTGGCAGTGCGTGGAGCAAATAAAGAGGAACTGGATGCAAACACGGCAGAAGTCAGACGCCGCTGCCGGAAACATTCTATACAGATTGTTCCTTACTACGATCAGCAAATTCAGGCACTGAATACGTTGCTTCCGATCGGAGCGAGGCGTGTAAATAATATGCGTTCCGTCCTGACAAGTTCTTATCTGGCATTCCAGCCATTCTATTCCTGGGATCTGATCCAGCCTGGCGGAACATGGTATGGTATAAATAAAAAAACCAGAAATCCGATCATTGGAAACCGAAAGACATTGAAAAACAGTAATGGTGTTATTTTTGGCCACACTGGTTCTGGAAAGTCCATGCTGCTGAAAATTACGGAAATCGGACAAACATTGATTAACAGTACAGATGATATTTTCCTGATTGATCCGCAGAATGAGATGAAGGGAATCACCCAGAGATTCCGCGGTCAGTATTTTGATCTTTCTGATCCGGATCTGCGCCTGAACCCTCTTGAGATTCCGGAATCTTTGCTGCAAAAGAATGCAAAGGGCCGTGAAGAATATATCCTTTCCCAGCTGCAGTATATGGAAGCATTTCTGTACAGTATCATGACCGGTATACGTCCAAACGGTATCCATAAATCGTTGATTTACCGGTGCGTTGAGGAATTATATCAGAATACGTTTTCAAAAAAGAAACCGATATCCCCGGTGCTTTCTGATTTGGAAGCAATTTTCCAGAAACAGCGGGAACCGGAAGCGCGTGATTTGTATGGATCACTGGAGGCTTATACAAAGCATAGCTTTTTGACATTGGAAGGACAAAGTACACTGTCTACCAGCAGCCGGTTTGTTGCATTTGGAATGAAAAATATCCCTGAATTGATGTGGGAACCGCTGATGATAACAATCATGCATGTTTTAACGCAGCGTTTTTCCTACAACGTTGAACAGCAAAGGGCAACGCATTTTATCGTTGACGAGGCTCAATATGTCTGCCGCCATGAGACAAGTTGTAATGAGCTGGAAAAGGCGTATCTGACGTACCGTAAACTTGGTGGTATCTGTACGATCTGTCTGCAGAACGTTTCAGCAGCAACGGCCAACCGGAAAATTATGGAGATTGTATCAAACTCCGATTTCAAGGTGCTGCTTGACCAAGCCGGTGATGATCGGAACGAATTGCTGCAGATTATGGAGTTATCACAGAAAGAGTTTGAAGCGCTTTCTGATCCGACACCGGGCCAGAGTTTGATTGTCTGGGGCGGGCATATTTTGCAGTGTGATTCGACGATTAGCCGGGACAATCCGCTGTATCATTTCTACAGTACAAACTTCCATGAAGCCGCTGCCGAAAATCGGAACGTATTTTACAGCCAGGAAGCGGATCAAGATGAACATGAAGATGATCTGGAATCCGTGTCAAAGATTGACACGGATGAAAACAGAGACTCGGTGTCAACATTTGACACTGATCCAGACAAAGAGTCTGTTGAGCTTTTAAATGGCGAAGTAGAAGAGCCAATCAGTGAAGAAGAGCTGTTCATGTACCATAAAGTAGAAGAAGCTGACGAATGTGATGAATGGCTGGATTGCTATGGTGCCGGAATTTTATGCGGTGTTTCCAATAAACAGGCAGAAGAGATACTGGAATCTCTTGTGAAAAAAGGATATATCGAAAAGATCCAAGGTTGTTACCGTATGCCGGAAAACTAAAGGAAGGATAACGCATGACACCAAAAGACAAGCACACGGAAGTTGCATGGCAGGCAAAACAGCGGGAAGTTAAAACAGGATCTGTGGAAAAGACGGTACACAGTGCTACTTCTGCAATCTATACTGCGTCAGAGATACGATCTGTTATGAGCCACTCTGAAACGCAGGAAATAACAGGAAACCATATTACGCGGGAACAACAGCTGCAAAATATGCGTCTGGCGACGCAGAAATATTTGCAGCCGGAAAATCAAGTAAATACACAAAGTATCTTGCCGGAAAACACTGGACATACGGAACAGCCTGTATATAATGGCTCCAGTGAAAAATATGAGGCGAAAGCTGCACAGTTCCATGCACCTGTTTCAGAGACGTATAAAATACCAGAAAAACCGGACAGACAAGTTGCCCGGGAACAGCAGTTGAAAAGTATACGACTGGCAACACAGAAATATGTGCAAACAGAAGCGGGACGTTCCCATGCAGAAGAGAAGCAACAAACAACCCATTTTATTTTAAAAAGTACAGGTTCAGAACGGGAAGATAATATTGAGGCTGCATCAGAGAATCGGATTCAGGAAAATCACGGTAAAAAATATGCTGCAGCCAAGATGAGAGCTTCCATCCCGAATACTGAACAGCTGGAAATGTCGGAAAATAATGACATAAAAGAAGAAAAACGACAAAGTATGCGTCTGGCCATGTGGAAATATCTGCGGCGGCAAGATACAGAAAACACACAGGGCATTGGAATAGAGGAGAAGCGAAACGGAAATCCGTTGTCTGGAAAACCGACACTTTTTCAACAAGAAGAGGAAGAAAGTAATACGGATGAGAGAGAAAAAAAGAAGGATTTCAGCCGAAAATATACGATTGGCAGGATACAATCATCCACAGTACAAGATTCTAAAGGGGAAGAATTATCATCCAACCAGAGTAAAACTTTCAGACAGCAGCATCAAAGTTTGAATACTGCATCCATGCTGCATGGTATGACAGCAGCGAATGTAGAAAAAGAGGTTGAAGATGATGAGCCGGACTCCCAGAATGATTTAAAAAAATCAAAAACACTTATATATCTGACAAAATTAAAAAAGAATCGAAAAAAAGAAAAAATCACGAGTAAAAATACTTCGGAAGATAGTGAAATTTCAGAAGAATCTTCAACAGAAGAGAAAAAGGAAACTCTTGGTGAAGATGAGGAGAAAACGTCCAATCAGAAGAAGGAAATAAAAAATAAGGAACATACAGAAAAAACATCTGAAAAAAATCCGGCAGAAGATAAAGATAGGCAGGAAATAAAACCGTCCCAGGCGGTAGAGGAATGGAATAAAGAAATGGATCATGCTGAGGAAGAGGACTCAGAGGATGATTCCGGAAGTAAAAAACGGAAAGCCAAAAAGAAAAATCGGAAAGAAAGTGATACAGAAAAGTCAGGAAAGAATGAAAAAGATTCTAATGACCGCAAAAGAAAAAAGGATGAAAAAAGTTCTCGTAAAGAGGGAAAAATTAGAGCATCCTTAAAATGGTTTCGGAGAACAAAGAACTTCCATACAACCGTTCAATCCCTCCGGTTATCCGGGAACGAAGAAGAGATAAAAAAAAGGGCTGATTATCAACAGCGGATGCTACTTCGGCATGGAGTCATTAATACGGCGAAAATATCCGCAGGCATCATTAAAATTATAGCATCCAATGTTTTGTTGCTGCTTCCTATTATTTCGCTTTTTCTTCTTTTGAGTCTTCTGTTTCTTGGGGTAAAGGCTGAACGTCAAAGTGCTTCTTCCGCTTATGATGGAGCCTGTTATCTGGCGGCAAAATATGAATCCGGCGGAAACCCGGATCAGGTTGGTGGCGATGGCGGAAATGCATGTGGTGAATTTCAGTTCGACAATCGTTATGAGCTTGGGCCGTTTGTTCGGTGGTGCTATGAAAAAGATCCAACTACATATGGTCCGTTTGAACCATATCTTGGCATGACCACAGAACTAAAAAATAACGCCGGATTTTACGGGGCATGGCATTCGATCTGCATAGAACATAAGATTGCATTTGAGGCAGCCCAGTGCGAATACGTCTATACACAAACACTGCAGCCACTTCTTACATCACTGACAGAATATTATGGTTTTGATTTTACAAACGCGTCTGATGCTTTGAAAGGCTGCGTTCTTTCTTTTGGCAACAGAGATGGAAAATATGTTGTAAGCCTGAAAAGATATTTTGATGGAACAACATCTGCATCAACGGACCGGGAAATTATTGAAAGGGCATATGATGCCATGATCGCCCGCAGACCGAACGTATCCAGGTGGAGCTATGAGAAAGCGGATTGCCTGGCGCAGCTTGATGGGACGCTTGACATTTATGCACCATCCGAAAATGGTGCCGGTGGGATTGACTGGTCCTGGAAAAAAAGCATAGGTGCCGGAGAGTCCGGAAATGCTGCCGTGCAGGCAGCTCTGAATGCTGTAGGAAGTGGTTATTCCCAAAGCAGAAGAGATGATCCGGGATGGTATGATTGTTCTTCCCTGGTTTACCGGAGTTATGCTGCAGCTGGTATTACTTATCTGAATGGAATGGATGCAGCAAGCGAAGCAGAATGCCTGGTAAACAAAGGAATGACTGTCAGCTATGGTGAACTGCAGCCGGGAGACTTGATCTTTTATTCTTATTCGGCCAACGGAAAATACAGGAATATATCCCATGTTGCCATATATCTTGGAAATGGTGAAATGGTTCATGCTGCAGATGAATCCAGAGGGGTATGTAAACAGGCAATGTCACAATCAAATCTTTCGCCGCAATTATATTGTCGGCCACAATAGTAGAAGGAAAATAAGATGGATAAATATGAATACATAGTGAATCTTGCAGAAAAAACAGCTAAAAGGGTTTCACAGAACCGGGAATCCTGGATGAAGTTCCTGACCTCCGCTGCACGGATTTATAAATATCCGTTTAAAGAACAGCTTCTGATTTATGCACAGAATCCGGATGCAACAGCGTGTGCTTCCATCGAGATATGGAATAAACGTATGAACTGCTGGGTAAATAAAGGATCTTCAGGAATTGCACTTCCGGATGATACTGCAACATACGGTCATAAGCTTAAATATGTATTTGATGTTTCGAATGTTCATGCTGTAAAGCCAAATGGACGTTATCCGAAGGCGTGGAAACTGCGGGAAGAACATAAAAGTGATGTACTGCATAGGCTCGAACAAATATATGGCAGTACAGACAGCACAAAACCCTTTGAAGAAAGAATTATTGAAATTTCAGATCAGCTCGCGGCGGATGCCTATACAGAACTTCAAATTGATTATCCGGATTTACAGGATAGGATAGGATTTGATAAACTGAGCGAACAGGACTTTGCTCTTTGCTTAAAAAAACTTATATCGGAAAGTGTTTCTTTTACAATTTTATCGGCCTGTGAAATAGAAATTTCCGATCATGAATTTTCATTTGATTATATCAATCAGTTTGTTTCTATTAAAACATTGTCAGTATTAGGAACAAAAATTAATGATTCTGCCAGAGGTGTTCTTGCAGAAATCGGAAAAACAGTACGCATTTATGATAAACTTCGCGAGAAAGAACAGGAAAAAGAAATCTCCAAAAAAGAACTTGCAAATGCACCACAACCGCGATATAATGCTTTAAAGCGTGAAAGTTTGCAAGAGGGTAATTCCAAAGATAAAGATAATATTGAAGGAGGAAAACAAAATGGACCTGGAATACGAACAGATGGGAGATTATCTGATTCCGAAACTGAAAGCAAATCCGGAACCGGAGGGAATGGTAACGAAATACGGACTTCTGAGGGACAAATTTCTGAGGGAGAGATACGATGGGGCGAGAACAGCAATGTTTCTGGAAGGAACGCTGAAAGCACATCTTCTCGAGATTCAGGAACAGGCAAGAGAGAGGATGGAAGTCCTGACATCCCAGATGGCGGAGAAAGAAGGAGTAAACGAACAGCTCAAAGCACAGGATCAGATGCTTTGGGTGAAGAAGATGAACAGCATCCAGAGCCGGGCGGAGGAAGTCGTACTGAAAGAACTGATTTACAGCCGACCAATTTTGTAAAACCAGAGGAATCATACACACAATTAAGTCTGTTTCCATCAGCAGAGGAACAGAGAGGATCAATTACAGCAGCGGAAGCAAGTAAAAAATATACTATGCCCGCTGCTTTCTATTTGTCGGAAACCGATCTTGAAGTAATCATCCGAAGTGGTGGCGGGCAAAAAGATAGCCGGAAACGGATTTACGCCAAATATACCGAAGGAAAAAGTACCGATGAAATAATTGCTTTCCTGAAAAAAGAATATGGTCAGGTCGGCAAAGGTTTTGAATTACACGGTCATCCAATATCTGTATGGTTTGATGAAAACGGAATGACTGCCGGTTATGGTATGCAGGCAGCGGAATCTGTAGTTACAACATTAAGCTGGGATCAAATCGAAAAGTACATTCACGCCATGATTACGTATGGCTTGTATATGGATGCGAACGAGGCAGCACTCGTAGACAAAACAGAGATGGAGAGGGTATCTTATCAGATCGGCTATTTTCTCCGTGATTGGATAGATGATGTACCGGAAGAACTTAACAGTATAGAAAAAATAGAAACTCTTCTTTCTACGCATGAAGGAAGAGAACAGCTGGAAAGCTTTTTGGAAGATGTCGATGCACGGATTTCCTATGGAGAATTAAAGCCGAAAACTGTGAAATCTCCAGGATATCTATTATCCGAAATCGCGGATCTTGACAGGGAGAGAATTCATTTTCCACTTCATGATACGGTAGATGTCAGACAGGAAGATTTCATCACACAGGACGAAATCGACTATGCCCTTTGCATTGGAAGTGGTTTTGCAGATGGAAAATTTCGAATCTACGAATATTTCATGGACCTGCATAACCAGAAAGAAAATGCAGACTTTCTGAAAAAAGAATATGGGATTGGTGGCCAATCCGGTGCGTTACCTGGCAATAGTAGTTCCAACAGTGAACATGATGCGAAAGGTATTCTCCTGGAGAAAGGAAGCCTTTTAAATCCATATACAAAAGTCCTTTTAAATTGGAATGTCGTAGAAGAAAGAATCTGCGAGCTGATTTATGCAGACAAATACTTTTCACCACAGGAAAAAGAAGAGTATAAGAATTATAAAAAAGAACAGGAAAAAAAGGCAAAAGAAGCCGAAATTACCCGGCTGAATAACGGAATCCGGTTAGAGTGCAAACAGGAGATCGAAAAACAGATTGCCGAAAAATACAATGGATTTTCCGTTCCACAAAATACGGTATCTGAAATTGTAGAAAAATACGGCATAGACTGTGTACAATTTGTTTTGGCCAATACCATTGTGCAGGCATGGAAGGAAGGTCGGTTTTCTCTAAGAAACAAAGAATGGGCGAGTTCCGTCCTTACAGAAGGAGAATGGAGCAATACACTGATCTTAAACACCCACCCAACTATTTTGGATGGATTTACAAACCAAGTCAGAAACCTGCAGCATGAAAAAGAACAGGTAGTACAGGAACAGCTTACACTGGATGGCCATCTCTGCATTCTGATTGACCAGTGGGAATCTGGAAACGTTAAATATCTGATCGGAAATTGTGTTGATGATCCGGACTTTTATTATGTTCAGTGTGAAAATCGAGTCTTTGAATTTGACCATAAGCCAGATAAAGTTGAAGTAGAGGACTATTATATCGACATTCTTGCTGAAGAAGACATTGATCGACATGAAGCGGAAGTTGGTGCCAAACTTGATGGGGAAGAACTGCAACGGTTATCCTGGCAGGTGGTACATGAGGCAGATGATGCGTTTGGAAATCCAACAAAATGGAGCGCAAGGCTTTTTTCGGATGTCTTTTTGTGGATCAACAAAGGAAATGCCGTATATTCCATTTATGATGCAGAAGGTTATCCGCCATTGGAAACTTTTGAATCTTTGGAAGATGCCATGGCATGGGCCGATGAACTTGCTGCAGATGGAAGAGACATTGAAAATTCTATTCCAGACGAAACGACGCCAGATACCGAAGAAAAACAAGAAGAAAGTAAAGCTGCACCGGATAAAAGTGCAGCTTCCAATTTTCAGATCAGTGATGACCATTTGGGGGAAGGATCTCCAAAAGAGAAATTCAGAAGGAATCTTGCTGCCATTGTGCTGCTTAACCGGATCGAATCGGAAAACAGATACGCTACAGCAGAAGAACAGCAGGTTCTCAGTCAATATATTGGATGGGGTGGACTGGCGGATGCCTTTGACGAAAGCAAACCAAACTGGTCTGAAGAATATCAGCAATTAAAGGCTGCATTATCGCCGGATGAATACCGTATGGCCAGGGAAAGCACTTTAAACGCACATTATACCAGTCCAGTGATTATCCGGCAAATTTACAGTGCTTTGGAACGAATGGGTTTTTCCAAAGGAAACGTTCTGGAACCGGCAATGGGAGTTGGAAACTTTTTGGGCATGATGCCGGACTCCATGAAAGAAAGCAACTTATATGGAGTTGAACTGGACAGTATTTCCGGACGGATTGCCAAACAGCTGTATCCACATGCCAACATACAGATATGTGGTTTTGAAAAAACTACATATCCAGATAACTTTTTTGATCTTGCCATTGGAAATGTTCCGTTTGGACAATACAAGGTGGTAGATAAGAAATACGATCGGAACAAATTCCTGATCCATGATTACTTCTTTGCAAAAACACTGGATAAAGTACGTCCCGGTGGTATTGTTGCCTTTATCACAAGCAAAGGAACACTGGACAAGTCCAATCCGGAAGTGCGGAAATACCTGGCACAACGGGCCGAGTTACTTGGTGCTGTCAGGCTTCCAAATAAAGCCTTTAAATCGAATGCAGGAACAGAAGTAACATCCGATATTTTGTTTTTGAAAAAACGGGATCATATGATTGTTTCTGATCCGGATTGGGTCTATCTTGGAAAAGATGGATCAGACATTACCATGAACAATTATTTTGTTGAACATCCAGAACAAATTGTTGGAAAAATGGAAATGGTATCCGGTCCTTATGGAATGGAAAGTACCTGCACAGCAGATGATTCGCAACCGTTTGAAGAACAATTACAGGAGTCTCTGCAAAATATCAATGGAGAATTTGATGCGATTGATCCGGAAGAGATTCTTACGGAGGACTTAGAAGAGCTACTTTCTGCAGATCCGAACGTCAAAAATTATAGCTTTACGGTTGTTGGAAAGGAAATTTATTACCGGGAAAATTCTGTTATGCGTCCTGTTGACGTTTCGGCCACAGCAAAAGAGCGGATCAAGGGAATGATCGGCATCCGGGATTGTACTCGTGCGTTAATTAATTTGCAGCTGAATGAGTATTCCGATGCAGACATTAAACAAAAGCAGGAAGAACTGAGTGCGTTGTATGATGGATATACAGCAAAATTCGGTATACTGAATTCGCGTGCAAACAGAATCGCATTTGATCAGGATTCCAGTTATTCTCTGATTTGCTCATTAGAAAACCTTGATGAAGAAGGAAATTTCAAGGAAAAGGCTGCTATATTCCAAAAGCGTACAATTAAGCAGGAGAAAGTTGTTACAAGCGTTGACACAGCCAGTGAAGCATTGACCGTATCTCTTTCAGAAAAGGCTGTTGTTGATCTTCCGTATATGAGTGAACTTTCCGGAAAAGATACCAAAGAAATTGTGGAAGAACTTCGCGGTGTCATATTTGAAGACCCAATCACCGGAAAATGGGAGACTGCAGATGAATATTTAAGCGGTAATGTCCGGGAAAAACTCAAAATTGCAACATCTTACGCAGAAACAAAACCTGAGTTTAGCATTAATGTGCAGGCACTTAAACAGATACAGCCCCAAAATCTCGATGCCTCAGAGATAGAGATCAGGATTGGTGCCACATGGATTGATCCGAAGTATATAGATGACTTCATGGGGGAAGTCTTTCAAACACCACATTATCTATTAGATCCTGGTGCTGTAAAAACAAGTTTTTCGAATATAACAAGTACATGGAACATTGCCGGAAAAAATGCTGAAACTCCCCGCTCTTTTGCAAATACCACATTTGGAACCACAAGAGTAACTGCGTATAAGTTGCTGGAAGATACCTTAAATTTGAAAGACATAAAAATTTATGATACCTTTGATGAAAGGAGGGTACTGAATAAGGAAGAAACGACTATTGCAAGTCAAAAGCAGGAAAACATAAAAGAAGCGTTTAAAGACTGGATATTCCGTGATCCGGAACGAAGACAGAAGATTGTAGAAACGTATAACGAACTATTCAATTCTGTTCGTCCACGGGAATATGAAGGCTCTCATTTGACATTTCCTGGCATGACGCCAGATATTGAATTAAAGCCGCACCAGAAAAATGCAATAGCCCATATTTTATACGGCAACAATACATTACTTGCCCAGTGTGTTGGTGCTGGAAAGACATTTGAAATGATTGCTGCAGCGATGGAGAGCAAAAGACTCGGTTTATGCCAGAAATCATTATTTGTTGTCCCAAATCACCTCGTAGAACAATGGGCTTCTGATTTCCTACGGTTATATCCGGGGGCAAACATCCTTGCGGCCCGGAAAAAAGATTTTGAACCGGCAAACCGGCAAAAATTCTGTTCCAGAATTGCTACCGGAGATTATGATGCAGTTATTATCGGACATAGCCAGTTTGAAAAAATACCTCTTTCCGATGAACGACAAAAAAATACAATCATACAGCAGATTGATGAGATCGAAAAAGGACTTCGTAAAATAAAAGCAGAGAATGACGAACGTTTTACCATTAAACAGATGGAAAAGACCAAAAAGAGTCTGGAAACGCGTCTTGCCAAGCTTTATGACCAAACCAGAAAAGATCAAGTTGTAAATTTTGAAGAACTCGGTATAGACAGGCTGTTTGTGGATGAAAGCCATAACTATAAGAATCTGTTTTTGTATACCAAAATGCGCAATGTGGCAGGTATCCCGCAGACAGAAGCCCAGAAGTCCTCAGACATGTTTGCAAAATGCCAATATATGGATGAACTAACCGGCGGCAAAGGTATCACCTTTGCTACCGGAACGCCGATTTCCAACAGTATGACAGAGCTGTATACAAATATGCGTTATCTGCAGTACGGCACACTGAAAAGATTGGGAATGACACAATTTGATTCCTGGGCAGCATCATTTGGTGAAACACAAACAGCGATTGAGTTAGCTCCAGAGGGGGTTGGTTACCGTACAAAAAGAAGGTTTTCTCGCTTTTTCAATCTTCCTGAGCTAATTTCAGTATTCAAAGAAGCGGCCGACATTAAAACTGCAGATATGCTGAATCTTCCTGTTCCGGAGGCTCAATACGAAAATGTAGTTCTGAAACCAAGCGAATACCAGAAAGAAATGGTTGCATCGCTTGCTAATCGCGCTGAAGCAGTCAGAAACCAGCTTGTGTCACCTTATCAAGACAACATGTTGAGGATAACAAACGACGGCCGGAAACTTGCTCTCGATCAGCGTCTGATAAACGAAATGCTACCTGCGAATGAAAATTCAAAAGTTGCAGTGTGTGCCGAAAAATCTTATCATATCTGGGAAGAAACCACTTCAGAAAGATCTACACAGCTTATTTTTTGTGATTTATCTACGCCAAGGAAAAATAGGGATGAATCTTTTAGCGTATATGATGAGTTAAAGTCTCTCCTTATGAAAAAGGGTGTGCCGGAAGATGAGATTGCATTTATTCATGACGCCAATACAGATCAGAAAAAAGCTGAATTATTTGCTAAAGTCCGTAGCGGACAGGTTCGTTTTCTGATCGGATCTACTTCTAAAATGGGTGCTGGAACAAACGTGCAGGAGCGTTTGATTGCGTTGCACCATCTTGATGTACCGTGGCGTCCATCCGATGTAGGACGGATTTTGCGGACATTCAAAATAAAAAAGAATGTGGAGGTAACAGACAATGGCAAAATCATTATTTGAGGAACTGGGCGGCAAATACGAAAGGCAAGGGGATTATTTGATACCGTGCTTAACTGTACCCGCCGAAGAAGAACAGGCAATAGGCATCTGGGGGCAACGGCATTTAGATTATCTAAAACAGTACCGTAAAGTTACATACACCAATCTTCTTACAAGCGGCAGGCTAAACGCCTACCTTGCCGACATCAACAGACAGGCACAGGAACGCTTTGAAAGGCTCATAGAGGGTATGAAACAGGCACA